CGAAGGGATTTGAATTATTCCAACCCTGACAATTACGAACCATAATACACACTTGCCCTGTCTTAGCGATAGCTCGTTCAAATAACGCACGATGTCCTTTATGCCATGGTTGCCAGCGACCCAACATCTGTACAGTTTCTTTCTTACCATCAAATTGAGGGCGTCTACGATTATCTGCTATATGGTCACTAATAAACTCTGCCCATTTATCTGCATTTTGTTCTGTTATTCTAAAATCATATAATTCAGGAGTTACGAACATCTTATTCGTATCTTCGTATCTTCCTTCATCTATTGTGTCTACCCAGATAGTCCAATCTGCTCTAAAGTTATTACGCATTTCAACTAGAGGAGCAACAAAGTCTACGATACAATAATCAGTATTTGATGTATCTGCTAATTCACGCATACGATGGCTTTGACGAATACGACCCTCACGGCTAAAATCCCAATCATCATAGTGTCTACGGACTTCGTCAGCATTGAGCCAGCCTACAGTCTTTCCGTGGTCTTGTAAATTTTTCTTTAGTCGTTCGGCTAAGTATGTTTTGCCTGCTCCGGGCAAGCCCATGATTAAAATACGCTGCGGTTGTTTCATACCTTTTTATCCTCTAAGAACGTAATTAAACTGTCTCTTAAATCTTTTGATTGCTTATACATCTTGGTAGTAGGGTTTAATAAAGGAATATTATCGTCATATAGTCTAATAACCTTCTCAATCTCACTCTTTTCCATGTTGTGACAACTCATTGTTTCTGGGTAGTATAGATAGTTAAAGTTGACAGGTTCACTATGATTGAACTTAACATTCTCCATGATTATTTTATATAGCTCAAAAACATCCATGACATTAAATTTACTCACGGTCATTACTACTGAACAATTACTGTTATCATCAAACTCTCTGTTAACAATTTCTTCCTGACAGTACTTTAAGTTGGCTAATACTTCATCCCATTTAGCTCCCACTCTGAGTTCTTCAAACTTCTTCCCGTAACTATCGATAGAGAAAGCTAACCAAACACCCCTGAACTTCTTCCATATATTGATTTCATCTCGTGTGGGTCTGAATGTTCCGTTAGTATTATACAATAACTGAGTTTGTTTAGTGTTTGTTAATTGGTCTAACCATTTAAAATGTGTTTTATTCATCAATGGTTCGCCACCAGCAATGTCTATTCTAAAATAATTATCGGGTGGAGTCATCTTTTCGTACTCTTTGATATCATAACTCCAAGCAATATCTTGCTGATAGATATCATACATCTTTCTAGATAGTTTGCCACTCTTTAGTTGCTCGGTAGCAATACTAGTAGAACAAGCTGGGGTACAGATTGTACATTGCAAATTACATAACCTGCCTGTCTTTAATTGTAGATATTCTAGTTGAACATTTCTAGGGTCTGACTTCATTAATCCTGATGTAAGCATCCACATATCTTGCTCTCGTTTACTAGCACGACCCTCTTCTTCTGCAAACTTACACTGATGGCAACCCCTTGGCCATTCACCTTTATCCATCTGCTCTCTATACTCATTAAACTCCCCATGAAGTACTTCACTGATATTCTGTACTTGTGTAATCTTGGTCTTTTTGTCTTCCATTTTAACGAAAAGACAGCAGGGAGTCAAGTATCCATCAGTGTCGATATGAACTGACTTCCACATTGATGGGCAATATATTTTATTTGTCATAGATTTATATACCAATTATAGGCTTCAATATCAATTATTTTCAATAATTCTTTAAATTGTCTGTTAGTCTTTAAGAATTTGTCACGGTACTCAGTCTTTTTCTTTATCTCTTTGAGCATGTGTTGATTCTCAAACAAAACTTTCATATTCTCTCGTTCAACTATATATGACTGTAGGACGCTGACTGTTCTTTCCTTGCCCCTTAGGTTACTTCCTTCAAAACGCTTGATTGCATGATTGACAACTCTTTCGCATATCTCTTTAGGGAATAATCTAATATCTAAGAAACTTTGGGCACCCTGTGGGTATGAGCGTTCATCACATAGATACTTGTGATTGTATATTATAGGATTGTAGGGTTCAAAGAACTCAAACCATCTATCAATATCAAATATAACAGGGGCGGATAATACAGTAGCAACACCCGATTGTTTGTTCTTATTCAACACAGTAAAGAAGTCATGCCAATTCTTACTAACTTCGTCCCATTTGCCACCGTCTCTGGTATACTCAAATGTCTCGTGTGTACCGTCAATACTAGCTTGAATACTGGGCTGATGGAACTCTAATAATTGAGGAATACTCTTGCCCTTCCACAAACTCTTGGTCATGTTTGTATTATAGTGAACTCTGATATTCTTTACATAATCAGTATATTCAGGATTATCTAATAATTCACACATTTTGTCCACAACTTTCCAGTGAACGTGACTAGACATTGGCTCACCGCCAGCCCAATAGATATAATTACATTCTTTCTTTAAGATAGATTGAATAATATCCTCAGCTTCTTGGTCTTCATATTCATAATCGATTTGAAACCCATCTTCAACGTTCCACATTTCTTTTCTAAGTTTAATATGCGTACTTGAGTAATGATATCCGCAACTAATACACTGTAAATTACAATGTATTGTTCTATGGTCGAAATAGTTCGGTCCCACTGTCATTGTACCGTCTGGTTGCATGTTACGGGTAATGATATCTAAATCATTCTCGTTACAACTTGTTTCTCGCAACGATTCAATGTTTAGTTTCTCAAACTCATAGCAACGACGGCAATCACTTACGGGTTCACCCTTAAGCATTTTAAGTCTGGTTTCTTTTAGTTTGTCACTGTTCCAGTATTCGTCTAGTGTAGTCTTTTCTAGTTCAGGAATATCTTGTGCGACACAGCATAATTTACGCTCATATCGTGAGCCAATATAACTGTGCGTGAAAGGATAGGGGCAAATTGATTTGTTGTTTTTAGAATCTATACTCATAATTGAAAATGTCTCTCCAGTTTCCCATCTTTCTTGTTTCACTTACAGCGTCTAAGAACTGTAAGCCTTGATTCCATAGTGTATCGTCCGTAGTCTTTGTATCTAAGTAAGACTGCATTGTTGCGGTTAGTATTTGATCCTTGAATTTACTATCAAAATACAAGTCATATAACTGTTCTTTGAACTCGTTACTAGCACAGTTTAAAGATAGATAATGGGGAAACACAACAAAGTTTTGATTAATCGTAGTATGTGGTTTAATCTTAGTAATTGGGGTAGCCCACTCATAAAATTCATCTAAAAATGGGGCGTTTAACCATTGAATACTATTAGTAATATTCATTGAGGTTACGTTAGGATCATGTGCTAGTTTTAATATATGGTCGTTAGTCTTTTCCCAGTTAGCAGGGTATCTGATAAACTTGTTTCTGTCACCCACGCTATCTACTGAGCATCCTACATTTACGTCTTTAAAGTGTTTCCAATACTCACTATATGATTCATCGTATGTTGTACAGTTTGTGTTATAGCTTATACTGATATTCTTAGCAACACCCCAGTCAATTAGTTTCTCAAGCATCTTCCACTGTATGGGCATGATAAATGGCTCGCCACCATTGATATACAAATACTTTAATGTGTCTTTATGCTTTTCTAATTGGTCAACAATACCCTCGTCAAACCATTGAAATAATTCATAGCTACTGTCATTATTAGAGACAAAGGGTAATTTTTCTGCCCATTTCTTATAATCAGCCGCTAACAAGGAACTACTGTCGGGGTAGCACATCATACACTTTAAATTACAAAGGTTACTCAAGCGCAAGTCAATGAATTCTAATTTAGGCTCTGTAAAGTGACCCCAGCGATTAACTTCCATGTTTCTACGGCTAGAACCCCCGTGTTGTTCTATCTTATAACAGCCCTCACACGCTTTGGGTTCTTTGTTCTCTAATAACTCGTTGCGTATTTTAATATAAGTCTTGGAATTGTAAATCTCGTCTATAGTATTACGTCTTAGATTCATCATCATTCCGTTATTATCCCGTGCGAAGCCACTATCTGGTCCGTCCATTTTACTTACACAACAAATACCCACATTGCCGTTAGGGTGAATATTCATGTGATTAAAGGGTAGTGGGCAATATTTATCCATAATAACTGTCATCCATTAAGTATGTTAATTCAGGGAATGTATCTATAAAGTCTGTTTTGCGTCTAGTATCTAGTGCTTTAATATAACTTCTAAAATCGTCATAAACCCGTTCATCCTCTTTCTTACTATTCATATAGTCAATCAACCGTTTCATCTGGTCAACTTCTTCTAAGTAAAATGTCTCTGACGGGTCTTTCTTGCTAGTTAGCATATTCTCATCCATGAACTGTTGCCATTCTCTACTGTACTTTTGTTTGTCTTCCTCACTCAATAGTGTAAGCTGGAAACACTCAGGCCAGCGCAAGTATGACAAATGTGTTCTAACTCTGAACTCGTGCTTACTGAACTTATATTTAAGTCTCAGGTCCTTGATTAATTGCAAAAAGTTAATTAATGTCGGGGCACTTGTTACATTAATAGTTGTCATAAAGTGCAAGTGCGTATTTTCCGGGGTATTATCTAATACCTTAAATACATTATTCAAGAATTCTTCATAATTCATTCCATATCTCGAATATTCACCCTGCTCACCCGTGTTTTCTAGTGATGTGTATACATCAACCATCTTTACATTATTAGAAATTAGATTGATTTCTTCAATCATCTTATCTACAAGTTTGTCCGGGGCGTTTAAGTTAGTGTTGATGGCGAACACTAGGTTATCGTTACTATGTTCTTTAATATAATCAAACACTTTCCAGGTATGCTTGCTCAAAAGCGGTTCCCCGCCCGTGATTCTGAATGTGTGAAGTTTAGGATATAAGTCCGGCCACCACTTCCAAAATGCTTCAATATAAGGATTATATTCTCTATTAGGAATAGGTAGTTGTCCGGTATCTTTTAGCCACTTAATATCATATAAGTTATAGTTACTCTGTGGGATAGGACCATGTTGTTCTACTTCTTCTTGCCATTTGCTAGAACTTGAAGGACTACAATAGATACACTTAAAGTTGCATGTTGAATCAAAAGCAACTTCCATGTATGTAGGGTCAATATCTTTACCCTGACCCGATTTAACTACATCATTTAGATAGGGCAAAGACCATGAATATGTTGATTTATAGATACGGTCGCTGATATAACTCTTATCTAAGTTCTCAATACGCCAGCAATAGTCACATTCTTTGGTTTGAATACCGTTTAATAACTCTTCCCTAGCGTGTATCTTAATTACTGTATTATGGATACCCTTTGGGTTATCTTTGATATCGTCCAGTGTAATCTTGTGTCGTGAGGGATGGTGACATGAATGTGTTTCCCCGTTGTATAACAAGATAGTAGACTGTAACCACTTAGCGAGGCACATTGTAGGGCTTACACTATTAATTTCTCGTGCTTTTTCATGCAGGAAATTAAAGTACGAATCTACTTTATGCACATCTAAGTTATTGTCTTTATGTTGTTCACTCATTTAATTCTCTTAATTTTAATAAATTGAACCATTCAATAAACAGTTCGGGGAAATAATCTTCCAATACCATATCTCTACGGTCTGAATATTCGTTTAAGAATATAATTAAATCGTTGGCTTTACTGTGATAATCATCATTGTCCTCGTATGCTTTGTCTACTTTCTGTAGGTATGCTACTAAGCGCAACACTTGATTATATTCAGATTCGGTTAGTTCTGTTTTCTTATCTTCTGCAAACTCATTTAATTCTGTAGCCAGTTTGTTTTTAATATCACTATCAATCATATTAACTGACTGGAAGCTTGGGAAGCGCAAGATATTCAAACTCATGCTGAATATGTCTCGTCTGTTATATTGTTTTCTAAGATTCAATATATCCAGCATAAAGTCTTTAACTGTCCAGACGCTTAGTGCCGAAATAGTCATCATCACATGAATATTACGGTATTTTGCTTCTGATGCGAATCTTGTTAGATTATGTTTCCATTTATCATAGTTTAATCCATGACGGACAAACTCTGCGTGTTTACCATAACTCTCACAGCTAGTATATAAGTCAAAGTTCCTAAACTGACCTGCGACTTCGATTAGTTTATCTAGTCTGTCATCGGTCATGATTAAGTTACTGTTAGTAGCAAAGTCAAAGTTACTACCCTTACACTCGTCTAATAATCTCCAGAAGTGCGGGCTACGTGAGGGTTCTCCCCCAGTAACTCGCAACTCTTGTAGATTATGTTTCAATGAACCGTTTAACCACTCAAAGAAAGCAGTAATATATGGATTCTCTACTTGTTTATCTGTATTCAGTGTAAACTCTGCTGAATGCTTATAAGTATGCCCGCCGGGTGTTTTCATTCCCGGGTAAATACCGTTACTCTTAATATCAGTTGACCAAGTTGAACTAAACTCTGAATTACAGTATGTACAACTTAAATTACATAAGTTATCAAACGCAATTTCTAGTGTCTTTGGGTCTAAATCTTCTTTATAGTTTGACTTCATTAGACTAACAATATCCATAGTCCTATAGATGTGGCTTTTGTATATTCTGTCACTGAATATTGTATCGTCTTTATTATCTTCTACACGCCAGCAGTAACTACACTCTTCGGGTCTTTGACCCTCAAGCATTAGTTTTCTCTGTTCTTTCTTGTAGTCGGTGTTATGAAGCGCCGAACTATTAACTTTAATCGACTCCACAGGAATGTGATGGGCGACTGGGTGATGACAACTTGCTGTTCTACCATTACTTAACCATATTGTTGCGTTGTACCATTTAGCGGCACAGAATGTTGGACTTACCGTGTCGATAAGTTTCTTTGTTTCGTTCAATGAGCGCATTACCAGCCCTCGATTTTACGAATCACATCCATTTCCTTTACTAGAGGACCTAGATTATGTTTGTCACTGTTATAATGACGCTTAAAGAACATTGATTGCTCGGGACTCAATGTACAGATAGGTAAGCCTAATTTATATTTTAAATGGTCACCAATTTCGTCAGCACCATCTTTGGGACTAACATTCTGCTCATGGAGCCAGAGTTTCTCGAAATTATCAAACCATTGAACTTCTTTGGGATCCCACTCAGTAAGCATAGTCATATATGTACCTAGTCTAGCTCCATAGATAGCCCACATTCCGTTCTCAACATCTGTCCCTACGTTGTGCCAGATAGTTAAGTTGTTCATGTTTCTACCGGGTACATCTCCTTTGAAATCTTCTACTGAAGGTTTCTTTCCACCGTTCAAGCACATCTTAACACCTTCACGGAATCCAGCACGCCATGCTTGGAAGGGAGTATAGTTGGGATAAGTTGTACTATAACAATCCCACATAGCCCAGTAAGTATTGTTCTGACTATCTAAGCAAAAGTCTACTGTAGTTGTATCATTGCCATCACTATGCTCATGGGTTTTCATGTTCATAACATAAGTCTTTGTCCATGAACTCATACCACCGTTGCCATAACGCAAGCCATTGATACTATTGATAGCTTTCCATCTAAACTGTGCTTGTTGATAGATAGGGTCTTTGTCTCTAAAGTCAAACTGAAGATTAAAGAAATCTTCGTTCGGCATATTGTCTCCGTCGATTAGAATAAATCGTTCAGTAGAAGAGGCTTCCGCGGCTGCTTTATGAGCCGCATCACTGCCCTTAACACCGTCGACACGGATCGCCCAGGGTACCATGTTCTTAATCTTGACCCAAAATTCTTCTTTCTGTGGTTCGTCATAACTCAAATAGATACAGTCTAAATCTGCTACATCTACAATATCATAATTCATAGTGTTTTAGTTCCCAATGTTTAGATGGTCCAGTGTAATCTTCATTTACAATAATAAACACATCTTCACTTGAAGTTCTAGTTCCTGTTGTTGATTCTTCTAACACAGATAAGACCAACCCTGTAATCTTTTCTTGTATCTTGCCGTTGATGACTTTCACATCCGGGCGACCCTGTGCAAACACTTCGGGTGACACAACAATGAATTGCCCCTCAAGTTTGTCACAAGTATAACATATTACTGAGCCGTTGTCATCATAATATAGTCTAAATTCGGGTGGAACAAACACTGGAATTTCAAAATCAAGTTCTATTTCATCCATAATGTTTCTCCAAAGTGTTACTAAACTGTTTCACATGGTAATGTAATGGGTACTTTTGCGGGAACCCGTTGATGCGTATTGTTTCGGGTAATATCTCAGTGATTAACTCTCTAGTCCAATCATCTTGTATCAACCCATTAATATGACGCTTCATATGTGTCATAGTCATTTCAGTAAATGTAGGTAGTGTAGTATTTTCTACACCCAGCAAGTGACACGCAATAGAATATACCCAGTCAGTAGTTGCTATCTCGTCAGGATCACACTTTAAGATTTTCTTGTACTGTTCCCAGTTTTGAAAGATATTCCTAACTGTGTTAAAGAAATCTTCAGCAACTGGTGATTTTTTAAAATAAGTCATAGCGTTATATACATTAGGTAATTTGTTATCGACTATGAACTTTCTGTAGAACATATTATTTGATACTTCACCCTTAAAGTTTCTAACATTTGAACTTACAACAACATCACGTTCTTGCAAGATATCCCACCAGTATGAGATATCGCTAGTGATAACCATATCTGCTTCTAGTTTGATTGTATACTCGTAAGGGCTTGCTTCGTAAACTTGATAATCGTTAATCAACTTCCACTTACTGTCGGGGGCTAAATCGCCCTCAGGTAACATATCACTGGTTATGATAGTGACACTCTCATTGGGCATTAGTCTTTTAATACTTTGTTCAAGCTGTTTAGCACAGGATACGTAATCTGTATCTTCTGTGTTCTGAGCCATGATTACAAATCCTCTGTTCATATTAACTCCAAGAAGTTCTTTTTGTTTAACATATGGAAATCCATATCTTTCACAACTAGGTACTCTTTTCTCAATTTATTTCGTTGCCAGTTATCATACATAACTGTATATTCTGTGTCTGATTCACGGTAAACTGTTGTATTGTTTCCAACATGAACTAGATTCCATGGCAGATAGTTTCTGTTATCTTCGGTGTGCCCGTTAACTATCCTAGTTGCTATCGTCAGTGAAAAGTCGTTTCTGTACATTAGACTATTCAACCTATAGCTATTCATGTAATGGTTATAGTTGTCTTGAACCATTTTCATACATTCAAACACTTGCTTACTGTAAGTTGATTTTCTAAATCTAATCACAGTAGCCCATAGTGTTCTGATGCTGTAGTTGCTCATTAGTTCCTGTGATGCGTCCGGTACCATTAGTACACTTGTAGAACTATGACATACTAAGTCTGAATCAAAATCAAAAGTCTTTAACAGTGTTTGACTGTTAACCATATAATCGGTATCAAGTACGATTGTTTCATCGTATGGACTAAACTCATACGCATTATATCTACCCTTATTGATCCACAATTCTTTATCTTTAAGATTACTAGTGTCTGCTTGATTCACTATTACTTTGTCAAATGTATAATCGTAACTATCAATGTCGGTAGACTCATCAGTGACAACGGTTACGGGCAAGTCTAGAAAACGATTGATTCGTTTAGCAGTAGCAACTGCCATTTTAAAATAATCGAACTTTCTATTGTTGTACGCAAATAAGATTACGCCCTTGCTCATCTCTTGTTCTCAAGTTCTTTGTACTCGTTGTACCATTGTTCCATTACGTTGTTGTATGTGTCTCTTACTTTAACCAACAACTGTTGTCTGTTTACTTTGACTGGGTTTCCAAATGAGTCAACTAAAATCATTTCTTCTAACACTGTGCTGTCTAGAAAAACAATAAGTTCGGGTGTGACTTTCCACAAGCCACCTTGCTCTGCTACAGAGAGCTTTGATTGATATTTGTCTGAGAGATATGCTTTGGCTGAATTATGACTGAATCTAGCTTTGGCTTCTTTAATAAGGTTTTCGGTATCCATAAACACTCCTGAGAGTATTTAATGAGATACCGAATTGCCCAATTAAAATTAAACGATACTAGATACTGATCCTGTTACTGTTGGGGTTCCCCAAGTATTAGATAGATATGTAGTTGATGGTGGACATACAGTTAATGTAACTTGTGTTCCAGCAGCCACAGTATCCACTGTAGTATGTAGACCTGTGTTTTGAGTACTAACTTCATCCAGGGTAACAGTGAATGTTAGTATGTTTCCATTATCACCTTTAGATAATTGTGTACCGTTTGTACTTGCATCGATTTGGAAGAATGTGCCTAAATATTTAGTTACTGATGATGCGGGGTCAGCTAGTTGCTTGAATATTGTTTGTGCAGTAGTAGTTAAACCATAGTAACCTAAGTTGGTACCAGTAGTTGCAGGTGTACCTGAACCTCCTACTTTAGTTACTCCATTATAACTTGTACCTGCAATAGTTACAGCGCCTGAGCTTGGTGCACTGATTGCAACTGTACCAATCGCTGTACATAATGCGTTCAATAATTGGTTAACACCTGCAGTAGTTGTAGCGTGACTAGCAGTAAATTTAATCTGTCCGCCTGCATTAAAAAAATAACGAGCTTGTTCAGCAGTACCAAAAGTAACAGTAAAGGTATAAGTAATCTTATCTAACCAAGTACCAGAAGTTGAAACAGATGTAGATGAAGTAGTACCTTGTGCTGCTGCATTATTTCTAGCATTGTAGATAGTGGTTAAGTTTGTAGGCAATGCTGAAAGATAGGCAATCTTTTGTCCTGTCTGAGGAGCATTCAATGCAGTTACGGCTACGCCTTGATGACTTGCAATGTTAGTAACACCGTTAATTAATGAAGCCCAGTTTGATGCTGTAACTTTAGTCTGTGATGCAACGTTTGCAAGTGCGGTTTGACCATAACCAGCAGTGCTAGTTCCACTAGCCCATACTGTATTATATGTGTTTGCGTCTGTGCCTGTACCCAATAAACTGTTATAGTCACCGCTTACAATTTTTTGTCTTGATGCGTAAGTCATTTTATATCCTTACTTCGTAATTGCAACGATTGCTAAAACTGTTCCCAATTCTTCAGTTGTTTTATGTTCTAATGCACGACCGATAACGTTAAACGCCGTAGCCTCGCCCTTCTTAGCTGCACGGGCTTTGCCCTTACCAGCAGAAACTAGACGCTGTCCTTTACGAACTGCACCTACGACTTTAACTTGAACTCTACCTGAAACAGCGATTGCTGGATGAGTTTTATCTGAACCTGCTTTACCGTTCATAGTGAAAGCTGCCGTATTAGAAACGACACCAAAAACTTCTTCAGATAATTCGTCTACTACCGCAGTAACTTCTTTTTCGCCACCGATTTCTAGTACAGTACCTGCATCATAGTGGTCGTCTGCTTCAAAACGTTCTGCTAAGTCAGCATAAGTTGCTTCAATTCTAGCACCTGTGCCCAATGTCCAGATACCTGTAATTTCGCCACCGCCCGCGATAAAGTTAGTAGTTAACTTGTTAACTTGAAGATTAGCAGTTGATCCTCTTAAAGAGTAGTATGCTGATGGTAAGAAATCTGCTACGTTTGCGTTTGTGTATGTACCTGATGGATTGAACGCGGCACCGTTTGCGTACATATAGTTATCGCACTTGATACCGTTAACGCTTGATCCAGCAAATGCAATGTTACCACTAACAACAGAGAAAGCATTGCCACCGGTAGCGTTGTTACCAACTACACTCCAAGTACCAGTGATTGTACCTGCAGTAGTTGCAGAACCAGTAGTAATAGTTGTAGTTGTAATAGAAGGGATATCAGCTTGTGTGATGTTACCTGTAACTGCTGTAAGTGTTTCTGATACAGTAGCTAGACGCACAGTGATAGAATCACCTATGATTGCACCATCTACTGTTAAATCACCACCGATGCCAACATCGCCTGTTGTAGTGATATTACCCAGTGTAGTGTCACCCGAAGCGTTGGTTGCCGCTAGTGTCACCCAAGTAGCTGGGTTAGTTACACCGTCTGTAGGGCAAACGTTTAACGTGCCTGTACCAGTGTTATACCATAACTGACCTCGCAATGCGTTGATTGGTGGTGTTCCACTTGCATAATTCTCAAGTTGACGGACAAAGTTTGTGTTTAAAGTCTGACCGTAACCTGCATAGTTTCTACCGGGTAAGCCCAAGGAAGTGCTGGTTGTATTAATTGTACCATCTTGGATGGTTGTTAATGTAGTCCCATCGCTTCTTATAATTGTATATGCCATTTAGATGCTCCGCAAATTTGTATTTCTAGTATTTATCTTAAACCGTTACCAAGTTAGTTAGCGACTGGATTCGGATTGTGTAATCAATCTGAATCTGACGGTTCAAACTCTTTTGTACAGGGTGAAAAATAACGTGAGTAAGTAGTTTTGACTGCTCAAAACCACGTGAATCTACCCCATAGTCTGCAAGTAATCCAATTTCGTCAAACATAAACTGAGAATCAGCCTGTGTACCGTTATCGAATGCAGATTGACCGTCTGGTTCGCCGTAATCTAGTAAGCACTGAACAATGATGTCAGTATAGACTTTACCGGCTGTGTGACTAGGGACCATCTTATTACGTGATGGGTCGCCGTTTAAAACGTTTGTGTCGTCAACGATTTTTTGATATGTCTGATTATATAAACCAGCGTTTTGACCAGTAGTGTTAGGTGGCAAGTATGTGATAATACCAGTATCGTCAATACTTGAGCCACCGTTTCCAAAAGCCATTTTAAAGATTGAGCCGAAGCCACGTGAACTTAATGTGTCTGCAATGGCTACTGAAATGTTCTCATAGTGAATTGCGTTATGACCATCATAAAAAACCTCATAAGTTTCTGGATTTGGATCGTAGACCTTTAAAAAGCCCTCGATGGTAATTGGAATTGATGCATGTGCCATTAATTGTCGCCTCGTGTTTGTACTAAAATTTCTTTGGAGTTAGGATCGTGGATTTTAAGAAAGGAACTAAAGTAGAATCCCGACTGTTCATCGGGAATCGTATCCTCGGTTTCTTCTTTTTGCAAATCTTCGGATTTATCATTCATATGTTATTTATCTCTTAATAAGACCCGGTTCTTAGGAATTTCGCCGCCGGGGTCGAGCTAATCTGCATAGGATCTCCCATTGGAGTAATATCTGTACTACTCATAATGTTGTTATAGAAGATAGCATCTAGTTTAGTTACATCATTGAAACCATGTACATAGGATTCTGTGTTATGAATCTTTCTGATACCGGTGCCCTTGATGCCCCTAGTTAGACCAGAAACTGTGTTTGAGACATAATCGACTGTTCTAAAGTGAATCTGCTCACCATTGATTTCAACGATATGACCAATTTGAAGTGTGATGACCAAGTTATCGCCCTCAGAAACTCCTGAGTTAAAGATTACTGTAGGTCTACTATTGACGTTTTTAACAACATACTGGTCTTTGCCCAAAGTTGTCAATGTGTTGATGTTCTGGACAATCAAACCTGACAAATCTTCAATTCTGTAAGATAGCTGTGCAACAACACCTGAATCAGTAGTTACTGCCGACACATTTTCAACAACGTTATTAACTAGTTTTCTAGCATTATTAACGTGGATTGAATCTTCATATACATATAACGGTTGAGTCAACCAAACATTATCTTGTACTCTGTGAATTTCTCCGTTACCCTTCTTGTCAACACTGATGTGATAAATCAGTTGACCTGGAGTAGCATCTGATACCATAGAAGTAATCATAACTTTGTCACCTACTGATATAGGAGCCATGATACTTAACTTATTATCTTCGTTGTAACGTAGATTTTCTGGATTTACACGTTCACCGTTTACAGTAACCCAAGTTCTTGATCCAGTTGTATAAGTGAAGTCGCTAGTAATTTGAACAGTATCTTCATCTTTCCATGCATATCCGCTTGGAATAAACTTACCTAAGCCACTGCCACTCGTTGGTGGGAAGAATACTAGGTCTTGACCTTGTAATGTCACTTGTTCGTATAATTCAAAAGATTTAGCAGTCTTAACTTTTACATAATGTGTAGTATTGTTTAACTCCAACATTCCTTTTAATCCGTCAATACGGATCAAGTCACCATCAACGAACGAGTGGTTATCTTTCGTTGTAATTGTGATAGTTGGGTATCTTTCACCTGATACAACAATCGAGGAAGTATTGTCAACAAACGCAAAAGAACTAGTTTCAAATGTGTCAAGTTCAGTAGTTACTAGTTGTTGACGCTTAGTGTCATGGTACGTTGTTACGCTAACAATATCACCCTCAGCTAAAGTATCAATGATAGTAATTGTACTCAAGTTTGTGTCGAATGAATATTGTGTTGAGCTTAGACGATTTCCGTTTAATTCTACAATAGCATCATCGACAGTTGAGCCACCGATATAATTTACTAAAGTAAATGTGTTAGAATCTGCATAAACAAACACTTCTGTTTCAGGTAAACTGTAACCAAACTTAATATTGTTGTATTCCGGAACAAGTGTAGAACTTAAAATCACAAATGTGATATAATCTACTGCAGGATCATATAAGTTGTCGAACGTAACTCTAGTTCCCTCAGGGATGAAGGCTACTTCAAAATCGTTGCTTGACAACTTAACTCCGTTGCAGAAAACAACTGGGTCAAAGTTTACATCACTTGTGCTAAACAAACTAAAGTTTTGAACATACTTATAATTTGACAATGTAAATTGGCTTGTACCAGTATCTGCATTTACCCCTAAAGGTGTGCTGATAGAGTTGGTTCTAATTACTTCTCTACCGTTACCGAAATCATAAACTTCAACAAACACTGATTCAGTTGTAGCTACTGCCATGTTCATGGTAATAGTCTTACTGACCCAGTTAACAGAATATGTATATGGATTCTGTGATGTTGGTGTGATATCTTGGTAGATTCTAGTAGACAATCCTGTAATCTTATCTTCAACGAAAACTGCAATTTGAACAGGGTTATCTAATATACCATCAAAACTAAACTTGTTATTAAAGTCTGGAGTTACTCTCTTTGATTCCATTCCAAAACCAGTGTATCCATATACAATGTCGTTTTGAGTGTCAATCAATGTGTTAGTATCCCAGAAAGCACCAGGCTTAGTAATGACTTTCATGCTTAACGTATCATTAACAATACCGGCTACTAATTCTTCAGGACCATAACCCGAAACGAAGTCGTCACCTTTAATTGTATAATTAGGTAGTTTGCTTGTAATGAAAGAAACATCTTGCCATGTCACGCCATCATCATTACTACGGATAATTACACCATAGTCGCCTGCGGCGATAAAGTATTCTCCGTCGAATGTAATTGACTTCAAGTTCTTGTTAGTTCCTGAAGTTTGTGTGTAGAATTCAATACCATCATCAGATGTTAGGACTGCTCCAGTATCGCCTACTAGAACGAACACACCATTTGCGTAGATGCTACCTCTAATAGTTGACGATGTAACTCCGTTAACGTTAGATTCAGTCCAACTTACGCCGTTATTAGAACGATAAATTGTTGCGTTTGAACCGGCAGCAATAATTACTGCTTCAGATGATGTTACTGTGTGTAGTTGTTCATTAGTGAAGATAGGATCGACTAAATTCCACTCACTGCCATCAACTGATAACAATACTCTACCAACTTGTTCGATTACAGGGGCAGCAGAATCAGCACCACTGATAACTTTCATGCCATAACCAACAGCAACTAAACCGGCATAGTTGAAACACTCTACGACAGTAATTGACTTCAATACGTTTGGTAATTTACTACCAATCATATAAACATCATTCCAAATCAAACCGTTTGAACTCTTGATGACATAACCCTTGTCGCCCACTGCGTAGTAATCACCGTACAATGTAGCAATCGCACTCATTGGATATCTAGGTGCTTGAACTCCGGTACTATCAAAGCCCGATTCGCCGAATATGATAACATCATACGGTGTGTACGCTCCTAGTGTTTCCCAATTTTGAATATCAAAACTGATTAACACAGGTGCCGATGAAATGTTAGCTGTGACAATGTAGCTAGGTGTATTTGTTGTGATTACACCTGTTAAACCTAATACTTTGTTAGATACTTTATAAGTGTTCCATGTTTTTCCATCGGGACTTACTAAAACAACAGAATGGTCTGCGGCATCAGCAGTAGCGATATAATTAATACCGTCATATACAATTGATGTAATGTTAATATCTCTTGGGTAGAACGGCATGTCTTGTAATACCATATCTAACGGCAACATCTCGTCATTAGCAAACACGTTACCCTTATATACATTATATGGATATGTTATTCCTTGTACAACTTGAAGGATATTTCCTGGCATGTCGCTTGTTGGATTATAATAACCCAACACTCTATCAATAGCGTTTAATGAGCGGTCGCTAGGATCAACTTCAGCCCACTTGGCATAATCAAAAATCAAATCGCTGTTACTTCTGATACAACGATAAACTTTACCTTGATAGGATACTGTAGCTTGAACTACATATTTGTATCCAGCGCTTGTTGAGAATGGCTCAGGTAAGAAGATATAGTCGCCTGCACCATATTCAAAACCTTCGTATAATACAGGGACTCTGAATGATGGATCATTGTAAACTTTAATCTGGTCAGAAGCGACTGGGTTAGCGTAGTACATTTTAAATTCACCAACAGCAATACCTTCGATATCATAGATACTAATACCATTTTGAATAGTTACGAAACGTACTTTCAACACAAAGTCGTTGAGACCATCTTTACCACCTAACAATCCACCTCTAACTCTAATTTCTGAATTGTCAGAATAGATAGTACCTGAGTTTTCCATAACAATGTAGTAAGCATTAGTGATACCAGTTGGGTCAAAACGAGGTCTATAAATCTTAAACTTAGCACCGTTATTTGCAGTGTCATCGTACTGATAAGCAGGGAATGTCTTATAGAAATACATTCTCAAGCCTTTAATTTGACCCGGTTCTAGACCATTACTATGACTATAATCGACTGTTGCAACGACTGTACCTTGGTCATTGTTAACGTTAACAATGTCTAACATCGCGCCTTGCCAACTAGCTGATGTAACGCTTGCTTGGTCATCATACATTCTTGTAGTAGAACTAGCATCATTACCTAATGAGTTAAAGGGGCTAGGCCAGAACATTCCCGGTTCCCACTTTTCGATGTTTGAGCCGTAACTAGTTCTATCATATCTTAATATTGATTTGATTTGTCTAGCACGAGTGTTCTTAGTCACTGGACTTGCTTTAGCTGCAATTTCAAGTGCGTAAGTCATTACATCTGCAAGAGGTACATTTCGTGTTACTACTAACTCTTGTTTAGTATACAATTCGATAGGATGGTCACCCTGAATAGTGTGAGCATATGAACTGTGTAAAGAAATCAATCTAGTATTTTCATCTATCTCTGCAAGTACTTTTACATAATAAAATGTGTTATCCACTAAACCAGTGACTTGTTCTTCAACTTCAGATGAATGGGCTAAGTGGACAAAACGAACCAAATCACCAGTTACAAATTTATTAGTGTTAATAACAATTGTATTCTGATTAAAGTCGATATTATAGTCATTAAACCCCACTGACAATGAGGGACTGATATGAATTTCAGGGATCGTGACATAACCTTCACCTGGGTCATTTACAGTCACACCGATTAGTTTGTCACCAGACATAACCGGAGTCAACACTGCTTCTCTTGTCGGTGCAGGGAATCTAGTAGTGTCAACAACTGCTTTAACTGAGGGAGGATCAATATACCCTCTACCGGTATCTACCACGACTACGCCAGGTAGATCCATGTAAATCTTCACTGAAGGGTAATGTTCTACAATATCAGTTCCCTCAGCTCCTCTACTCAATCCTTGTAATATACCCTTGACACGGTCAACATGAGAATATCCAATTAATTCATCATCAATTCTAATTACGCCTGTCACCGGTAAACCATATGCGTTGTCAACATAAATTTCTGTATCGATATCAGTTATAAATTTTGCCACCAATGCAACTTCTGCATTGGGTGTACCCTTCATTTGTAGACCAATATTATTATACCAGTTTACATATTCTTGCGTAGACCAGATTGGATCACCCACTGCAAACTCAGTTGCATTTGGTGGATTAAACACTAATTGCGGGGAAACGAACTTATATAGACTTGTATTATACAATGCTGGTAAATCAAAGTCAGTTACACCGCTGCTATATGTTTCTAAGCCGCTATATCTCATAAAGAAATCTTTGATTACTACGTGGTATGGTTTAGATTCTTGTAAATAACCATACAACATTTCATCATCATCCTTTTGGAATTTAGGATATGTTTCTAAATTACGAACAGTGTTGCCTACATCAATGAACGATGTCTTGTTTAACCATGTAAGATAATTATGTGCCGCTATGTTTTCACTTTGAATGAATTCAAACAATAGGATCAAGCCTTCATTTCGGTACTTGAACAATTCACCTACAAACAATTGTTCATTGATTGCACGAATGATATATCTAGTTTCCATTGAAGGATAATTGTCATATGCGTCAGTATCAAAGAAACTAGTTCCTAACCCAAACCCACTTGTACTATAATTCCACAATGATGAACTGAACGCTATTGTACCGTTTTCTAATCCAACTCTTACCCATGCACCATTGTTGTAGACATATGTTTCTCTTCTACCGCTAGAGTTAGTATTAACACCAACTAGCATTCCTTCGAACGCTTCTATGGTTTGAAGTTCATAATATCTATCAACGTCTAGTAACGTTTTTGTACTATCACTATATCCAGTAGCCCACCAATTGACATAATTCCAATACTGAGTAGTATCGTAAGTTGCACCAGATGTGTGTAACCAAGACGCTTCCTTAAACTCATATACTGGGTACTGTACTAATATACTGTTTACGTATACGAGATAATTCTTCAATGCTGACAATCTATCAACAAACATACTTTGATTTGGTTTATTGCTTACCCCGATACGCATTAATAACGGTATATTTGGATTAGGTACCATTGAACCCATAGTATCTAAGCCAGCAAAACTGTCAATTAACTTTAAGTACAAACCAGTAGGATCACTGTAATTGTTCAACGCTGTAGGGAACCCTGGTAAGAAATCATCAGGTGAACCGTCACGAATCATTTGATAAGCAGCATGAGATGGGTTATCAACACCTGTATTGCTATAACCAACATACAAGTTTGTATTCTCAGTAATCATGTCATTTGCGTTATACAAACCAAAACTACTTGCTGAGTAGAATGCGATATATGGTATTCCAGTAGATTGAGGATCTTTAATGTAAGTTTCAATGATTGCATCAGATAAAGTCTTACCACTATTAGTGAACACTTTATTTGTTCCTCGAACCCAGTAATAATATTTTGTGACGATTGAGCCGGTCGAATCAATCTCAGAAGATGTTGTGTAATGCTCGATATCGTATGGTGTACCAGTGCCTGCGTAGAACGCAGGAGTTACGTCACTTTCCACCCAAGTATAAACCGTCACTGTGCTACCAGGGAACACTTTACCCCAATACTTGCTGTTGTAAGAAATACTACTCTGGTGATAGTTAACAAAGCGTGTATCCGTAGGGTCAAACCATAAATGACCCACTTGACTCTTGCCCCATGCAATATTACCGTATCCGTTAGTATTATATCCTGCAGGGTCTGTGTATGAAACATAATCAATGTTATGTCTTACCACTCCTAACAGTTTACCTTGTATCGGATCAATATAGTCTAACGGAGCCACCATTGTATTAGATACGTTGTCGAATACTTGTGCTTTTTGTATTTTAGAAATATCGATTACATCGTTACTTGTTCTACTAATATTCCAGTTTTGCAAGTTTAAAGCATTATTAAACACAACTACTCGTCCACCAACTTCTGCTGGTTTAAAATCAGGTGTTCCCACAATAACTTTATTGTGTCTATAGAACAAAGACTTACCATACATTGGTTTTTGTCCCAAGTCAGATACAGTGTCATCTAACGCTTGTGCATATACATAGTTACCTGAGTTGAACAACGATTCATTGTAACCAGGTAGATAATCATACATGTAAACAGCTCCAGCTCTGTCAGTAAAATCTACAAACTGCGTAAAGTTGTTATCAAACGCTGTATCATTATGATTGTTAGCATCGTCTGTAAAATCAAATTGTGTTCCCAAGAATCTTGTTCCTGTAGGAGCACTTACAACAAATGAGTTGTATTCATTGAATTTTACTGAATACCCAAACTGAGAGCCTTTCTCAACGTGTGGACTTGATATAACCTGAGTCTTTGTATATTCACTGATACCCAAATAATACAATACATTTCCGTCAAAAACAGTTAGAGTAAGTTTGTTGTTGATAGGACCTAAGTCTGGATTTCTTAATCTAACAATTAGTTTACCGTCGTCAGTATCATCAGTAGCTTCGGCAACTATGTTGTCTAACGCTACTAAGTTAATTGCATCCGCAACAGCCTTAGCATTCCCAGCAGGAACTGAAACTCTAAAGTGATTAATTAAAATATCTGCAGGTTCTGCTAGTGTTACTGGAAGAATACCAGTGATGACACCATACTTCTTACCCTCGTTGATAAATCGATAGACGTGACCTTCAACACCGTTCTCGTCAATAAAATAAGGAGCTCCCACAACTAAATCTGCACCGCTAATGTTACAATCTAAACCCTGCGAGAACATAGCGTTGTTACTAACTTGACTAGAGTTATCATATGCGCTGATTACTTGTTTTTCAACCATGTTTACTGAATCGACGGTGATTCTGTCGCCAGCAAACACATCAGGTCCGATTAAAATTACAGTTGCACCTGCAATAAACACATCAGGATATACCCAAACTGGGGCAGGTCTAGTACCAGCTAGGACAGTGTCGTATCTTACACCGTTGATAGAAACAACCGTTCCGCTAGAAGTTAACCAAGGGACAACGACAATTGTATTTGTCATTGCAGGGCTATCTGCTTGTACTTCAAATGTTTCAGACAATCTTTCAAATACATAACCCATACCAGTATCACGTTGAAGTTGACTGAAATCATATCCAGGTGCACCAACAAATACCATGTCACCGTTATATGTAGTAGACATTGACAATGAGAAACCATCAGTTGGATCATTGCCAGCAGTAAACACACCTACAAAAGAATAGTTAATCGAAGATGTTAAAATCTGTGCTCCTGCTGGGATTTCCACAGTTAACGGATCATACAAATAGAATGTAGTAGTATTAGTACCACTAGAATATTTGGCAGTTACTATCATACTAGTAATCGATGAATCAATCGTAGAGAATGTTATTTCTTCTCCTGAAGGTAAATCAACTACTTTGTTACCAGTAACCACTAACGTAGTCGAGCCGAGTGGTGCAGTTTCTTTCAACAAGATACCAGTAGTATCGATGAAAGGTAAAACGTTCTTTTGGAATACAGTCGCTCCGCTGTATGAATCTGCACTAGCATATAGATAGTTAGTATCACCGGACATCGTCATGTGTTGTCCGATTCCGCCGCCTGATACCCAAATATACTGTTGATAAACAGCACGTTTTACTTTTTGTGTGTTTACTAATTTGTAAATCCAAATAAAGCTGTTAGTTCCAAAATTATCTGGTTGAGAAATTACTAACATATCACCTTGTACTACTACACACGCGCCATATGTTGCAGGTGTTGTTCTTCCGAATAAAGGCTGTAATATTTCCTGTGTTGAATAGATATCTAGCATCTCCTCGTATGCCATTCTATGTACTTTCTTCTCGCCCTTATCGGCAAAGAAGTAGCCTAAAATAGGGCTGTACGCAACGCTGTTACCAAAAGTACTAGTTGTGCCATATGTATCTACGATACTAGGGGCGTAGTTATTGGTCTTTTCGTATACAGACCAATTTCCATCAACACCATAATCAACCCATGCTTTGTTTCTGACAAATTCGTTATCAAGTAATGGTAGATAACTGATGTCGCTAGGGGTTAGTAGGCGATGAGATTGCAATCTGATAGCCAATGCAAATCCTGAAATAGTTGTAACTGAACTATCCAATGACAAAGTAACTACTACAGATGTTAAACTAGTGACAGAAACAATATCATAGAATCCATCAATTGTGTCATTAAAGTGAACAATAGCAATCAATGAATCTTCTGTGAGATTGTGATGATTGTCAAAAATAAAGGTTGCAGTACCGTTTAGATTATTGTTGACACTAGTTAGATGGACTGGATTGTTGTTGTTAGTAATTGATGTAGGAGAGAAAACGTCCCAATCATTGTTGTGATTTGCGATCCAAACATAATCATTTTTATATAGGTCATTGACACTCGTGCTGTTAAGCCCTGCAAAGTTAAATGCAGAGTATGTAATATCATCAAAGTTTACATAACCAGCAGAACGGAATATCTCTGTTTCTTTACTAAAGTCAGATAACTTAGAGAATACACTAGGAGTTAATAAACTCTTATTGTAGTTTGTCAATGTGTTTAATGCTACATACTGGTGAACACCTTCAGTTTCTTCACCAGTAGTGATACCAATAATATGTGGATTACTACTCAAAGTGTTTTTATTGATAGTAAGTTCAATGAAGTTTTGATTTGAGATGCCGCCGTACTCACTACTCTTAATTGCCCAATTATCATAAACACTGTAGTTAACTTTACCTTGAGGAAGTTCAGCATTATTCAACACGTTGATACTATTTTTAGTTCCCTTAGACTTAATAATATCTTTATATACATTAAACTGAGAAATATCAGATAAGTTAGCTTGTGCCAAATAATCTCTTGGGCGATAGCCAACTAGCGAGAAACCCAACATGTCTGCATCACTACCTAAGTTACTTCTTGCACCATCATAGTACAATGTACTTTCGAAAGCACGTGTACTTGCATTAGGTAACATACCCTTTGATATTAATTCGTATTCAGTTTTTACCCAATCTTGTTTAGAGAAATCAATATCAGGTTGGATCATTGAGTTAGCTACCCAATAGTTGTTCTTGTAATGAACAATCATTCCCTTTGGATACTTTTGATTCTCTTTCCACTCATTGATATTCTCTTGGTTTAAGATAAAACCTTGTGTGTCAAATGAACCATTCCAATCAGAAGTTTTCATACCTCTTACATAGAAACGTTGTTGGCGTAAACCGGTAGTAACATTAAAGATAGTATCATTGAAGATTGTAGTATTATCAAAAATAGCGATATGTTCTATATTACTCAAGTTTGCAGTAAAATATGCGATAGTTTGTTTTTCGTTAACCGCAGTAATTCTAAATTCTGTACCATTGCGATAGATTGCTAAGTCTTTAGTTTGGATAGGATTTAAGTCTTGATCCAATACATAGTTTTGTCCTTGCAAGGTTAATGACTGAACGATACTAAATGGTCTATTGACTGCCAAGTGTTTAGCCGCAGGGTTGATACTAATAATACTATTATTTTCCCAACCAGTGGTCATCCAATACATCAATTCATTTACCATTTGTCTCCAAGTTACTTGAACACTGTTTTCGACAGTATCAAAAATCATACCACATGATTCCAAGTATCTACCATAGTCAACTAAGAACTGGCAGATGCCTTGATAAGATTGGAATTCAGTTCCATAAGGAACCAATTGAACATTGTCAGTTGAATCTTTGTATAGTTTAATAGTTGCGTTATTAACTGTCACTGATTCAGTATTACCATTGACCTTTGGGGCAAATGTCTGGAAGTACGCTCTATCTTGACTGTTTCCAGTAATAGTAAATCCAGATTCAGTCTTTTGTACAATGACACTAGAATAGTAAATTCTGTCGAACGGTTGGTTTTCATGTAATCGTATAGTATAGCTCTCATCGGGTATTAACAAGCTACTATTTTTACTATTAGGACTACCTTTTTCTACATAAAAGTTCATCATGTCCTTGTCAGTAAAACCACCGATACGGTATGTTAAGTTTACATCTAAGTTTTGAATAGTATCTACAATAGCTTGACTACCTGAATAACCAAACTGTTGTAAGTAATCAACCACCCACACGTTGATTGAGTGGTTAGCATAATTTTCTATTTCGGCTCTTGTTTTTCCTAAGCCACCACCATACACAACCATATCTGTTGGGGCACTACGGAATCTATCGTATACCAAGAATTGATTGAATTCTTCATTGTAACGATAATAATCTAAATCGGTACCTTGTGTAAAGAACACAGATGGCTTTGTTAGTGCAAATATTCGCATCAAATCAAAAGGCCATGAAGAACTCTTTAAGTAACTAAATTCTGCTGGTCCAACATCTCCAACTTTCCATGAACGGTTGTATGATGTTGCCTCAGTGAAGCCAATAGTAGTTTCGATAGGTGACAACAACTTACCTAATGAGTTAACCGGTAATATCTCACTCAACCCTGGGCGGGCGAACTTTGAATTAATGTATGGATTACCGTCGTTATAGTCATAACCCTTTTCTAAATCGTCCCACAAGAATGTATTATCACTTGTGTATGGAGCTGCCCCATAGCGGTTAATCCACCATGTTGGCATTTCAGTATAACCCAGCATTTCCCATGGAGTCGTATCAGGGCTATGAGTATCGTATAACCAAATATACAAACCTCTCCAGCCACCTTGTTTTATTTCACTATTATCAATCTTATTACGTGATTGATTATAGTTCCAAGTAAATTGATTATATGTGTCAAAAAATTGAGACTTGTAATCAATACGATTCTTTCCAACCCAGTTTAAGAACTGTGTTGAATATATTTTTTGAACCTCATCATATGAGAATTCAGTTTTTCTAAAGAAGCCCGGGAAAATATCTTCTCTTTTTAAAGGTATTTTCGCTGTGGCTTTTAAGTTATTAAACACACGAAGTTCGTATTCAAATAAAACTTTATCTCTCAAGTCAGTTAATTTACCGTTTACAAATTCACCATATATCTTTGTATATGAACTGTCATGTCCAACAATGAATGTTGTAGGTGTAAGGTAAGCTGGTGAAGGATAAGTTTCAACTTCAGGTTCTGTCTTTGGATACAATCCCAACTTAGTCGGAGTACTAGGAACAAAGTTACCGAACGTTTGGTCATATTCCTTAACGTTGATAACGTCTCCTGGAATCAATTTATATTTGATAGTAACTTGTGGTTCAGATTCACTTACAATATAATCTTCATCTCTTACTAATTGAATTTTAGTTTTTTCACCATCCACTGTTCTAGTCAAATATACCAAAACTGAATAGTAGTTAGCGACAGCAAACGTATAAGTTCTACTCAACGGATAGTTAACTTCATTGATAGAGTTATTGATAGGGTATGTTCTATTAGAAGAAGGGCTCTTAGACGGCAACATGTCACTCCAATAGAATGGATTGCTTGTAGTTCTAATAGCCGCAATCTTACTCATAACGTCATCTAAAATTTCATCCACTTGCTGTGTTGAATTGTAGTCCCCAGTTTCTACTGTGTTGATTAACAATGCTTTAAACTTGATGTACTCAGTTGAGTTGTAGCTTAGTGCGTTAAACAAGTTAAACTCAGGTAAGCGTAGGTACATAGCAGGCATACCCATTGAACCTGAATTTTGAATAATTCTTGTACCATATGGTACTAAATTTCCTAAGTCACGATAGTTGTTAGCACCAAACGGGTCACCTTCAATACTCAAACAGTTGTTACAAATGCTTTTAAAATGTCCTCTGATATCACCCATGTGAATAGTAGTGATTTGACCATTGAATGGATTACTATCGAAGTTTGAAGGTATTTGATAGTAACCAGTTTTACTTACTTGGTCACTATAAATCATAATTTGCAACGATGTGCTTGTTGCGTTTCTTAGTACTTGGAACGTTGAACTGTCGGTTGATGATGTAACTGTGTAATCAGTAGATTTTAATCTAGCATTATCTAAATAAACAACTACTGTAGGCCAAGGAGTAGTAGTCTGATCCTTTGGTACAACATCACATACAAAAGTAAAGCCTGGTTCTTTAGTTAAGTCAAAATTAAAAATCTGATACTGGAAGCTAGGTCCTATAGCAGTTTGCCAACCAATTTGTCTAGCATAATCTGTTCGTGTATCATATTTGTAAACATATCCGTGCCCCACGGTGCCAGTTGTAGAGATACCATTAGTCAAATAACTAAATGTATCAGTGTTCAAAGTTGTAGTGAAAGCAATATCGCCGATATTATCGACTGAACTATATGCTAATGGAATGCCCAAAACAGGATCATCAGCGCCAGTGCCGGTAGCATATTCAAATAATGTGCAACCCTCAAAGTCAGATCCTGGGTATGACGATTGGTCACCGAAACTTACTCCACTTTGGTCGAACACATCGAACTTGGGTGGTTGATTTATTAATCTTTTCTGTTGACTTTCATTCCACTGAACTCCGGTATAGTAGTAAGATTTTCCTGCATTGTTGCCGTTTACTATAATAATTTGCTGGTCTACACCAATGTCACTATCACTAGCTAATGACAATGTAATAGTAGAGTCTAGCTTGGCTGTTGCAGGATCGTCTTTTACAATACTATTAGATATAATATAAATTTTAGAACGAACTTCAGGATTGTTATCTGCGGCAAAAATAATACGTGAACCATCAGATATGTCAACTAGTTGACCGTCTAACATAAACTGATTCTTACCTGGCAATTCATTCAATGCATCAGTGGTTGTAAAGTCAATGTAATCAACCGGAGCTTTATATTCTGTTCCATGATTGAACAAACGAATACTTGGGTAAAACTCGATAATAGGTCTGTTAGCTCTAGCAGTAGTTCCGTTTAACGCTGCTTGGGCAATAGGGCTATTTGGTGTGTGTTGAATTGTAGTTGTCAGTACGTCATGGTGGAACCATCGATTACTACGACTCCATGCATTTCTATCTCTACTATTTCTATTAATAGTAATGAAATCTTTGGTTGATGGAACTGACAATGCAGTAGAGAATGCTTCAGCATCAAACGCTTTAACTTCAAACGGACTACTGAAAGATTCTGTAAACGGTTCTGGTACAACTAATTCATCTACCGGAATTAAGTTGATGCTCTCACCTACACCCTCAACATAATAAGTACCTTGCTTGTATGTTTCGGGGAAAATAAACCCCGTGAAGGTTACTTTTAATCCATTAGTAAACTTAATGTCATTAGGACTAGTATATGACTTTTTACCTATAATATCAGTTTCTACATAAATTGCGTTATCACTTGTTTGCTCTAATATTTTAATCTTACCAAACACACCACTGTTGCTACCGTCTTGGTAGTAAAGAGTGTCTAGTTTTGCACTTAGATATGGAATCATAAACATTTGTCCATAGCTAGGTTTCACAAAATTACGAGTTGCAAATTCAGAACCATATAACACTGTTAACTTTTGGTTATTAGGAATAGCCTCATATTCTTCCAATTGAATGACTACATCATTGCCTGTACCTTGATATGAGATTCTGTATATAAAGTCAGCTACGTTAGTGTAAAGACCATCTTCAAATACGTCAGTTTGTGCAGTATTTGGATTATCAACACCAAACGGAGTACTTGCAAATAAGTCACCCAAGTATCCGCGTTCATCAGGTTTTGCACCATAGAATATTAGTGTTCTGCCTTCTAATGAATTTATACCGTCAATATCCTGTAATTCACGAAGAGGGCGACCATGAATTTTATCAAATGACAATCTAGTTGCCAAATCAATCTCCGTATTACCCGGATAGTTAAAATTATCTTGCTCAGTTGATAGTGGAACTTTGAACGTGATAGTTCCAGTCGAAGCTCCGTTGTTTGTTACCCCTAAAATTTCACGTGTGTTGATGTTAGTTCTAACTGGATCCATGCCAGTGACACCAGGTACCCCTTGGATGAAAAAGGGATTATCTTGGTTAACTACAAATGTATACTCTCCACCTCTCATCAATGAAATAGTAGGGTTAGATGTTGTTAACGGAACAGTATCCGCTAGAAAGTCATAGGCATTTGTACTCTTAGTAATAGTATAGACTGTGTTGAAATAAACGTTTGAGTTAGTAACTACGACTGTTTCAGGACCATTTGGCAACCAGTAGTATTGACCATAGTTTATTAACTTATCTAAGTCAGTGAAACTGTCCCATGAATAAAATTGTGACGAGAACAAACGATTGTTATCTTCTACCAGTGCACCTTCAGTACTTAACGCATTTAGAATACCTCTGTATGTAATCAAATCCACTACTTCTGCTGTGTTTTTCTTTCTAAACACAACCGCAGGATCTAACTGATAATCGTTACGATATTTTTCTTTTTCTATGATGTATTTGTCATCAGCTTTTACGCCGTAACCAAACTTACTCCCGATGTACCCCTGAATCTTCTCAGTATTCGGTTGCTTAACAATTTGGTCAAGTGTTGCACTTAAAAATTGTTCGTTGGTTTTAGTTTTGAAAATTTCTGGAAGAAAATCAATCGTTCTGATACGTGTTACCATTTATAATTACCTATCGTATATTACTTACTTATCTGTAGTTCAGATGGGGTCAATGCAGAAATAACTGTAATGTCTGTTGCTTTGGCGGCATTAACAAAAATTTCATAAGGTGCTGAACGAATCTCGTACAACTCACCAAATTTTAAATTAGGGTCATTAGGAACTAATACGACAGAGTTCACTAAATCACCAATTGCACTATGAAGATACGCACTCAATTCTGAGAAATAGAAGGTATCTCCAAAGTTCCATTTGTCGATACTAAAATATTTGTTCATCTCGTTCAATACTGCCGAACGAATTTCACTATCACTTGCAGTAGTTGAAGATGACTTAATAACTTTAATTGTAGCTCTCAATGCAGGATCTGCCTTTGATCCAAACAAAGGTTTAAATCTTACACTGTTAATAATCACGCTATCAGTCAACATCTTGTAGTCATCTACTTTACCATATGACTGGCGAAGTTCGTTGATATCTGGAACTGAGGGTTCCATCACAACTCCAGTAGAATCTTGAATCCAATTCTGATACTGAGTGTAATAGCTTTGAGTTACAACATACAAATCAATGATATTACTTGTAGCTGGATCGATACGTGTAGTATTGGGGCTAGTATGTTTGTATTGGAAATGAAGACCTTGACGTCCGTAACCTGCTCTATAGTTAGCAATTTCATCTACTGTAACAATATTCTCAACTGTTGCACTTTCATTGATAATATAAAACTTATTGTCAGGGTATGTATAGAACACTTGACCAACACTAAACTCATACTTTACGTTTTCGATTGCTGACTTTGTTGTGTAGTTATAAACTACCTCATCTGACGGTACCATTAAGTAGCGAGTCAACATATTTGCATCTAATGCTTGTTTGAAGAAAACAAAAGTAGATGTGTTTGCACCACCGAAACTAAATCCAGTTATTCTGCTGAAGAAGTCAGGGTCAGTTAGTACAAACTTATTGTTGATGTCTCTAGAGGAAATTTCTACAGCGTAATCATCTACATAACCATCAGACTCAACATACATTCCGACAACGTTCAATGTTGTATCTCCAATCAATGAATTATTGCTGTTAGGTTGGCTGTTAGATTTAAGAATGTTAACATGGTCTTGTAACAGTTTACCAGACAATGGGTCGTAAACAATCTTATCTGAATCATATGTAAATCTAATTTCTCTTACACTACCAAAATAGTATGCGATAGACTTGTATGTGACCAAATATCTGTCAGTACCAACACATTGGAAGTTGACGAAATATCCTGAATTAGGATATCCAGTAACACTCCAGCGAGTTTGTGTTGCTAACAAAGAATTTTCAAATGAAAGACTAAAACTTTGATTTGATACTGCTCTAGTTATACACTCTTGTATAACAGAGTTTGGAATAGTATTACTGAATGATGGTATTACAGAACTTGCAATAGCACCTTCAGGTACAGAAACATTCAATGATACTGGACCTTTGCCATTAGACAAATTACCCAAACCGTTGTTATAACCGTCAGTAACTACACCCATCACAGTTGCCCATATATGAGTTTTTGTATTTGGAGTTACCAAACCACTAACTAAACGATTCCTATCATCAAAGTATTTACCTGCAGGTGCAGTGAATTTAATCAATGCCCCAGGTGATATGTAACGTGATGTGCTAGAACTATATGATCCTAATGGAATAGGACCGTTAGTAGTTCTAAAATAGCCAGTCGCTTCTAATGCGGATAAACTAGTTTGATGCCATAATACTGGAGTATATGAACCCACGCCTAATGTCTCTTGTAAGTCATAGCGTGTATAGTTCTGAACATAGTACTGCAATACTCTATGTCCCTGCAAAACTTTTGCTAAATTTTGAGTAAAGAACGAGGCGATATCGTTCGTACTTGTAAATGTGAAGTTTAGATAACCATCATTTTCATCAACATATAAACCACCGTCATCCGCAAAATTATTAGTACTTGAATACTTTGCAGTTGGATCTAGTAAATCTAAGTTGCGAGACACACCTACACTCGAACGGTTCAACGCTTTTGATTTGATGATTGAACTATACAATGTGTATGGAAAGTTGTTATAATCTTCTCCGTTTACCATACGGTTTTGCGTATAATAACGAGTAGGTGCACGTTCTTTAATGCTTGCCAAACTTTCACGAGTTTGTGCATTGGTTACAGGTAACTGTAAATCTAATGTTAGTGTTAACGTTTCTGTACGGTTTGTTCTGCTAACATACGGAATGTCGATAGTAACGTTTTGTAATTCAGTTGGGTCAATAGAATATTCCATCGCATTACCATAACGAACAAAAGCTCTGAAACTACCAACAGGAATTTTACTGAAAACACCGTCGCCAAAACTATAGCTTACTTGGTCGTTGAATCCAGAGACAACTGAGAATAGTGTTCTAGTTCCACTGTTAGTTTGCAAGTAGTTATTTGCGTAAACGCTATCAACTTGGTCCCATTTAGTTAGAGAACCAGTTAAAGTGTCTACTTCATATAACCAAGTATCAGTATCATTAATATACTGAATAGGGATATCTACTACTTGATTACTAATACGTTGATTGACTGTGAAATCATATGTCTGTAATGTACCTTGTTTAAAGTAAACAAAGAAGCCTGTGTTTGGACTTCCATATCCTAAATTGTCATTGCGATATAGCATATTGAAAATGCCATTAGGTGCAGGTGGTACTTCATATACATATTCTTCATTCAAACTGGTGGTACTTACTACCTCAAAATCAGTGTTTGTACCATTTATTTGTGCAGTGAACTTGAATGCCGGTAATGTATTAGTTGTCAAGTTAACTGTATATTCATCTGTCTTAATACCTAAAATAGTATTTGAATGCCCAGGGCGACCAACACGTTGAGTATTAATCATAGTAGAATTCAATACGGAGTTAAACTGTTCTTGCCAATTTGGGTTACTAGGATCATTCCAAAGAATAGTCAAATTATTAAGGAATAACCCGTTAATATCTTTAACTTGCTCAGTGGTTTTAACACTTGTTACTTTCAAGAAACCTTGACCAGCAATGTTTCGTTTTGGATTGTACCCGACTAAATTTGCAAGTTTAATAACAGAATCTCTACGCTCTGCTGTATCGATAAAGTTCTCACGGGCATTTAAGTCATTGCGGAAAGCAAGTGCTTGACCCATGAAAGCGATAACGTCAAGCAACGCTACAAACTCAGAACTCTCTGTGTAATCGTTGAAAGTTTCGGGGTAGTTAAGTCGCAAGTAATCAATGAAACTCTTACGCAGGGTTTCATAATCATAGCTTTGTAGGTCGGCTTGACTGAACGTTTGGTAGATTGCCTTCCAATCGTTGACGCCGAATATTGATGTTTGTCGTGAAGATGTAGCCATATCTATTCTCTTTTATGTATTTATCATACAAAAATATGGCGTTTTTAGACTCCGAATGCTTTGCTTGCTTGTTGGTCGAAATAAATTGATAGAGATTTTGCTTCGTTAAATGGGGCGATTGCCATCTCTACTTCAAGTAAAATCCCATTATCTTGGGGGTATGCACTGACGTTCCCTAGTATGATCCTAGGGTCTAATTTAGCCATTCTACGAATTTCATTCTGAATCTGAATTTGGACGTCTTCTACGTTTGGTTCAAATATGAATCCCCAGAGTGTTGTACCGTAACTGGGTTGTCCGGGCTTTTGTCCCAGTGGAATGTTTAACGAGTTCAAGAAATCCTGAATAACTAATTGCTCATCAGTAAGACGAAACTTCTTACTGAAGCCTATTAAATTAGTTTGTCCCATACCACCATCAATACCCGGTTGTATTGTGGGTTGCTGTATTTGACCTACGTGCTGAGTTGAGAATCCTGAAAAAGTTGGCATATTAATTCCTATACAATATTTATGTACCGTTAAACGTTTCGCATTTCGCTTCTAATAGTTTCCCACTTCTGTGCTGATTCTTTGAAAGATGCTTCTGCTGTTTTTGTTTCAGGTGCGTCTGGTCCAAACTTAGATTTGGCATCCCAGTATGCTTTTCTAGTCGCAAAGTAGTTATCTTCTTCTTTGTCCAAATCTGCTTTCAATTTATCGTATTTCTCGGCTTCTGCTTTAGTTGGTACTTTGATTTTAAATGAACCAAAACTCAATGCAGGAATCTTAGGGTCTCCTAGCAATGCTTTAGATTTTTCTTTGACTGAATCAAAACTACTTGTTGCTTCTGCTACTGTAGGTAGTTTAATATCTAAAGGTCCACCTGAAGTAATGGAACCAATAGAAGCATTTAATTTAGACATGGCGCCTGCACCCATGCCAGCTTGAGCAAGGCTCATCAACCCTGATTTTGTCGATGACAATGTTGAGCCCACAGAATCTAGTGACGGTGCTGAATTTCCTGAAGTTAAACTTCCAAGTTTGTCACCGGTTGCTTTTGCCATATTATATAATGAGCCGGCAGCACCTACAGCAGTTGATACGCCTCCGTTTACTGCTGCCATTGTACTAGATGATGCTCCTGCAATCGCATTTGATGCAAATGTTTTAACACCATCTAACGTTTTTGGCAGACTATCAATCATACTCTTAGGGTTTAATCCCGATACAATGTTCTTTGTTGCATTTAGTCCACCTGGCAAGTTAGATAATCCTGAACTATCACTTGCTCCCGTCTTGGCTGCTTCTTTAATCTCATCCGCTGAAGCCCCTGCTTTAGCTGCGGCTTCTTCGGCTGCTTCAGCGTTTACTTTGTTTAAGTTAACAGGTACTTTAGATTTCAATGTTTTAAACATTCCAGTAACTTTTGCGAATGCGCCAGCGGCTGCACCCTTTAAGCTATCTAATGTATTGCTCCCCTCAGTTGCTAGTGATCCAAGTCCACTTGTGACCTTATCCGCCAAACCAGCAGCAAATTTGCCAGCTGCCATTAGCTCCGACGGTGCCCCAGAATTTAAGTTGTTTAAACTAGGTAGACCTTCTGGCATTTTTAATCCCAAGCCACCTGCACCTGATGTTAGGCTCTTTGCATAATCTAAAGCAGGACCAGTGCCAACTGATGCCGCTGTCATAATCAAACCGGCAGTTTGTGTAGGACTTTCATTTCCAGTAATTGCACCTGCATCTTTCAACTCTTTTTCTGCATTACTCATTAAACCGCATTGAGCACTAATCTGTGCATCTAAGTTTTTAGTAAAATCTTTATAGTTGTTGATGCCATCTTTACCAGTAAACAAGTTAGTTGGCATAGCTTCTTCTAATGATTTGCCTGAAGCTAATGCCTTGTTAACAATAGCATCTGCTCCTGGCTTTAAAGTACCGACACTCGCTAATTGAGTAGCATTTAAACCAAACTTACCTACAACTGCTTCAGGTGTACTAGACCCTGAACCAAACAGATTAGATACTGAACCTAATGACAGTGACATTAAACCGTTTTGTCCATTTCCTGAACTAGTTTGTGCTTGACCTTTTACTCCTGAGCCTGACTTAACTTGTTCTGCCGCAGGGCCTGTTGCAGCATTAACTGCTGCCTGTGATACCATTACACTAGTCGTATTCTTATCTAGTGTAGAACTTGCCGCCTGTGGACTACGCACAGTAGATGCAAGAGATGGATTAGTTGGATTTGCAGGTGCTGCCGGAACAGCATTGTTTGCTGCCTGAACAGATGCTGAGGGTGCTGCCGGAAAAGCTGCATCAGCACTTAGATTAACTTTAACATCAACACCCAAACCTAAATCTGCCCATGGCATATGAGCAGGTGCTCTGCTTACGATACTTTCTAATTTACCTGGTGCGGCAGCATAACCTTTCTTACCATCGTATAATGTATCAGTATGCTTAATGACGGGTAACGTTTTAACTGCTCCAGGTGTTAGTGGAGATGAACCTGTATTGAGATTGACCTTTGATCCGTTAACATATGTTGTACCGCCGGCGGCAAAACCAGCTGATGCGCCGGCAGAAAATGCCATACCCCCGTCTACTTTAACAGTATGGTCTCCTGTAGTGTGTTGGTTAAATTTAGCACCAACTTTCAACGTTGAATCTTTTTCACTTTCAGTATAGATGTTTTCTGCTTTGACTGTTAGATTCTTTGTGGCATGTATATTAATGTTATTATCTGCGTGTAAGTTCAAATCACCTTGTGTTCTTACGTTGAAACTGTTAGTTGAGTAGATATCAACAGTACCTTCTTTGCCCAATTCAACCCAGCTTTGACCATTAGAGTGAATGATGAACAATGCTTCTGCTGTATCATTCATCATAATCTGATGTCCACTAGCAGTTCTTAATCTAAGTAACTGGTCTGCACCTGATTGGTCTCCGTCATCTAAAACAATAGAATGTCCACCTCTGCGACCGGCAATTTTTAATTTTTCTGCACTTGCTGATTTAGCGGCGTCTTTAATAGACGAATCATCATATCCACCTTCATATATAGGTCTACCAGGACTACTCAAACCGATAACTCTACTTGGACTTTCACGCATTGCATTGCTACCGATAGTTCCCCTGTCGGCATCACGCAACAAACCTTGTTTGTTTAAAATGGCGGCTTGATAACTATGAATAGGTCTTGCTTCGCTAGTTGTTTCAGTGCTACCTGCAAGTTTACTATTACCTTTATTAACTTCCGAAACTGGTAGTCTCTTTGCACCACCGTATGAATCTGCTTCACTTTCATTAGCTGTAATATTAGTTGAAGAACCAATAGCAGGCACCATGTGATTGTACCCTGATTCAGGAATACAACCAATGTAATATCCAAAGTTAGCGTCACCGTTTACAAAGATACAAACTACTTTTGTGCCAACGTCAGGTGGAGTAGCCCAGAATCCGTATGCGTGTGGGTTGTTAACATATGATCCGTGACCAGAACTATCGCCTGCTGCCGGTGATGTTGCACCGAAGAAAGGGCTCATATAACTAACAGTGACCCAGCTATTTCCATCATCTGAATCAGATTTTCCTGCGTCTTCTATAAAGACTTGAATTCTCCCGGCTTTTTGCGGGTCTATGTTATTTTTCACTATCCCAATAAGTGGATAGTTACGTGTGACTGCGCCGCCTTTGTCGTTCTTAAACGCCTGCGTAGTACCTCTAACTTTTGTAATATTTTCACTCATTGTTTCACCTTTTATCTGTTGTAGCTTCTAGTCTTGTTAGTTGTGTCATATTCTCTTGACGCACCACGACCTTGTGAAACTACTTTCTTTTTACCAGAACTGCTGTTGTCATCATCTGGTCTTTGTTTAGAAGCTGAACTCGATGATGAATTACTAGATCCGTTATCATAATCTCCAGTATAGTTACCCATTGCGTCAAATCCACCAATATCAGATGTATACACATTATTTCTTTCTTTGCGTGATTTTGCTTCATTTATAGCGTTATCCACTCTACGAACATCTGCTTGTGTTGCTTTAGGCGGTTTCTTCTTAGGAGCTTTCTTAGTCTGTTCTCTGCCGCTATCTTTAGTTGTTTCATTTTTCTTTGCAAATGATGCTAAGTCAGTGGCATACATTTCTATTTCTTGAGTAAATTTACCTTTACTAAATGTGCTATTAACCCATTTTAATTCAAATGTTATACCTTTAATAGAATCTTTCACACTAGCATCGTAGTTATAATAACGAATGTTGTCATTGATTGACAATGTTCCTGCTGGAACTTCAGGATCTGTTCCAGAATTATAATCTTCCGCCGTTTTGAAATCTAGTTCTACAAAAACTTGACCGCCGTTTGCGTTAACTGTGTATCCATCAGGCCCGTAAAATTTTTCAAACACTGAATTCATTGAAGAACCTAATGTTTGTGAAAGATAATCAGGGTCTCCCATGATAGTCATTTTTCCCATTACTGTACTACCAGGGTCATACAAGTCAACAGCCAATGCATTGACTGATTCGGCAGCTTTGTTTTGTGCTCCTGTTTGATTACCTGGTTGCGGTTTATCAACTTTAGGTATAGGTGGACTACTCTCGTTAGGAGAGTTAGATACACCAGTTAAAAAGTAAAGGTTGTTGTATGTTTGCTCGTAAGAAAGAACTTCAGTGTTTTTACCAGTGTACCAGTATTCGTACTTTTTATGTGGTCCAGGATAAGTAGAAGTTTTACTAACCATTGCAGTTCTCACAAAAGGTACAATATATCGTTGAACATAGTATGTTATTTTATAGGCGTAATCGTTGAGTACACTATCATATCCCAATACCTCAATACCAGGAGTAACAGTAAACCATGCAACTTCTGCAGGGCTTCCATTAACAGCTGGGTTATCTTCTGACAATGCTGAATCAACTTTAGTCATCATATCCTTAATGTATGAACTTTGTTTGATTACCTGTTCAACTGCCGCAACCATGTGAGAACCGGACGTTATTGTAAGGTTTCTTATTCCTTTATTAGTTGACGCCTTTCCTTCATTTGCGGGATTAGAATCTTTCGTAGATGTAGCTGAATTCATAGCTACTACTGTTTTATATTTTGCAAAGTCTTTAGGATCAACCATCACTGCATCTTCAATACCAGAGTTAGGTTCAAATTCTATATGATATGAATTGGCTACAATCGTAGCTTTATTTTTGTTCTTTGCCTCTTTGCGTCTTTTTTCTGCTGATGCGGCTTCCTCTTTATTCATCTTAGTAAGTAATCCGTTCTTACCAGTCAACATTTCTTTTACAGTCGATCCACTAAGTGTTGCGTTAGATCCAATTTGACCACGCTTTGCACCAAAACTTTCAGTCATACTTAAAGCAGTAGCCTGAATGTTATAGACCGTCATTTTGCCATCAAGTTTAAATTTAAAACTTGATATTTTTAATGAGTAAAATCTTTCGAACAATGCTTGGTTGTCTGTTTTAGTACTAGCATTGTCTGAGCCGTTATATTGGTCGGCAGTAACAATTTCACCGTTCTTATCATATCCGTAAAAACGAATACCTAGTACATAAAATTGACCTAACGCATTTGCTTCTCCGTCAAACCCCGGCAATGTAGAAGATTCTTGCATTGCTTTGGCAGCAGTTGTTAATCGTGAAGTAAACGATAAACCAAAAGGTTCGTAGATGTTGAATTCAAAAGAGGCAGATTGAGCAGAGGCTGACCCTTGATCCTTTAATGACGTTATTGTTTTAAATTTTAAATCATCAATATAAAAATCTAATTCGAAACCAGGGGCTCTCTTGTTGCCGCCGGGTTCGTTTGCTAAACTATTATTGATACCACCTGATTGCGCTAGTAGATAAAATCCGTTACTATCAGAAGTACCATTACCAACCTGAGTCATACCAGAAGAAATAAATTTGTTTGATGCTTCTGGCGTTACCATATACAAACTAAGCTGGTAGTTATAACTTGAGAAATCGCTTAATGGATTATATTGTCTACGATTTGGTAATCCAACACCTTGACCAGCAGTTACGGCTTCTTTCTTTGACGGTGTTTTTTCACCTTTGTCTCCATCAGCAGTCGATGATGTATTTTGTTGAGTAGGTTGTTGTTCAGTTCCATTATCTGCTTTTGGATTTGATGACGGCGTGACTGCTTCGGGACTACTGGTGCTTTTAGCCGCAGGTGTGCTTGTTGATGCGGTGGAGGTTTCTGTTCGGACATTACTATCGTTATTAGTAGCAGTACCGTTTTCTATATTTGCATATCCTTCGTTCAGGCGTGCGGCTTTTGCTTCTAATTCTTGCTTGGTAAATTGACCAGCGAATAGTTGTTCGCCTGTCTTAGTATCTAATAGATAGTAATAATCGGCTGCACCAACGACTTCAAAACGTGCCATGTATTATATTCCTAATGCTGTTTTTAAATTCGATAACTGAGGGATATAGATTCCAGTACCGGCAGTAAAATCAAAGAGAGGATCTTTAAGTCTGTTTGGGTTACGCTGAGAAAATACCCACCATAATCTGCTATCAGAATATAAGTCAAAGGCTAATAAATCAGGTCTCATGTGATATGTTTGTGTGATGATCCAATACGAATCTGTTTCATCTTTTGGAATTGGTCTATCAATCATTACATCTAAAAATTGACCGTTTACAAATGAACTTAAAAAATATGGACTTGCTTGTGGATACGCCATTACCAAATACCTCCGCCGCCTTGTTGACGTTTTGAACCTCTCAGTAATTCACCTGAAGCATATTTCTCTAAACTAAAGTTATTACTAATGTCATTTCTAGTTACAATAGGTACTCCGCCTATTGTAAACTGAACTTTAGTAGGTACGTATGTGGCTTCTGAATTACCTAAACTAGTGAAAGTTGGTTCATCTTTAACACCACCCTTCTTTAATTTTGAACTAGTTAATCTTGCCTTGACTGAATCCCAAAATCCAGTAGCAGTTGTTTTTTCTTGTTGTGCACCTGGTGTTGAACTATAAGTGCTGTATGTGCCTGCACGTATATAATCAACATCATCGGGCAATGACATATTGAATGAGGTTATTGCCAATGGATGATTATCAAATTGATGAGCACCGTAACCACTTAGATATACTAAAGGAGGTGGAGTACCTGCTTTTGGATTATCATCTTGACCATAAAACATTTTAGTCACTGACCTAAAGAAGTGTATGACAGCTAACAAATAATTTGCTTCGTTCACATCTTGTGCTGTAAAAACAGCAGTGATTTGTATGGCACCGACTTCACTGTTTTTATATTGGTACATTTTGTAATTACTATGCGTCAAGTCAGTACCGTCATAGTTAGCAGTATAGTTAACTTGAATCTGCGGTGTGTACGGAAAGATGACACCGTCAGTTAATGACAATGGATATAAGAGATGTGTGGGGCTATTTGCTGCTTTATACAAATATGTTGCGTGTGGAGCTAAACTTAAACGAACTCTCCAATCAGGTTTTTGTTTAAAATCGTTCTTTACTAATTTCTGTTTCTTTGGTACTGATATACCAGTATCTTTTGGTTTATCATCTGGTACTTGTTTAGAAACCATAAGGCTATACTTGCCTTTGCCACGCCCTTGTGCAATCCAAGTAAGAGTATCACCTTTAGCAACAGTATATGTTCCACCATTAGGCATTTTAAATACTTGTCCTGGATAAATCAAGTCAGGGTTCTTAATGATATCTTTATTCAACGCATAAATTGCTTGGTATCCACCATCAGTCACCCAAGGAGTATTATCCTCAGATGTTACAGTTTTTGTGCCGTCACCGCCACCCGGCTGCGGTTCGTTAGCTGCAATTACATCGGCTTCAGTTGGTCCGGGTGCGTCATAAGCCGCGGCTGAATCTTGTCTAGCTTTTTCAAACGGATCTTCTTCAGGTGAGATGGTTGATTGACCATTACTTACATATGGATCAGCACCATTATCAGCCTGAGATACAGTCGATTGACCATTACTTACATATGGATCAGACCCATTATCTACCGTAGTTTTTGAGTTCATGTTTCCAGTATTCTCAACTACAATTTTAGCATCGGCACCTGCAGGAGAACCAACAGGTACGTAAGTTGTAGAAGTTCCATCACTAGATTTTTCTACGTCATACGTTTGCCCATCAATTTGTTCGGTAGTTCCTTTACCAGAAGAACTGTTAGACAACGTAGTTGAACTGCTATCTACAGTGTTTTCATATTTCACACTAATGGTGCTAGAATTTGCACTAGGTGTTATTTCAACTGAAGATGAACCCGGTGCCTTGGCTTGTGCTGCATCTGAGAATGAGTTTTCTGATTGAGAGAACAACGTAGTTGCTTTTTCTTTATTGGCAGCACGTTCTTCAGGTGTAGCATTTTTTAATTTATCATATTCTTCCTGAGTAATTACGCCTTCTTGCAAGCTACGATTCAGTGTTGCTTGTCCTGTTTTACTGTTCGGATTAGCTGCATATGCTTGACCCAATTTATATTGGTTCGTACCTGCGTTGTCTAATGCAGTACTTTCAGGTGTGTCTTTAGCTGGGGTGGAATATCTTGTTAGTGTTCCACCACCTGTAACAGTTTCAATGGACGATGATGATTGTGTCGTAGTAGTTTTAGGTACGGCTCTAGATGAGGCGACAACACTCTCATAATAATTGCTATCTTTTTCTACTTCAGCATCAAGTTGTTGGGCTGCCGCTAAATCAGCTTTAGACGAATTACCAGTGTAGCCAGAGCCAACAACCATAGGTCTGGTTTTCCCGTCCATATCAACGTTAAAATCAGTGTCTTTGTATCCAGACTTAGCAATGTGTGACATTATCTGGGATTCCGTAGCTCCTTGTGATTCTAGACGGTTTATCTCGTCTGCTACTTGCTGGCGTGTTTGTGTTGGCATGTTCCTCAGTTCCTTACTTATATTTAGCACTAAATAAAAGTGCTATTTTTACCGTTTCTCTTGCATTTTTGAAACGAAAGTATTACAATATTCTCATTATAACAACGGAGAAATATGAGCCTCATACCTATAAAAAAACCAGTAAACTATCTTAACAACAAAGATATTTTAAAAGAGATTCACACAAGCAAAAACGCATATTGTTCATTTAAGGATCCTGAAACGGATCACCGTTATGACTTTATCGTTGATATGCCAACAGAATCTATCAAAAATAGTCTAGAATTTGCATACAAACCTGAAGTGATACAGCAAGCAAAAGAAACTAGAGCCACAAGATTATCACAAGAAACAGGCACAAAAGTTGACCCAGAAACAATCAAAGACACGGATTTAGTTTTTAGAGTTATGACTTGGGAACACATTCCAGTCGCCCCGAAAGCACCCAGAAAAGTAGATAAGAAGAAAACTGCAAAAGATATTTTTGAGTTTGAGGACGATTCCGAAGAGTTTGCAGATTTGGAAGATAATACTACCAAAGGCGAAATTGATGACATGGTGCATGTCAAAGTTAATTTCCCACCATTCCAACATTTTAAGTTAACAAAAACAGGTACATTCAAGTGTGTGGGTAAGAGTCATTGGATCGGTGATTTAAAAACTGGCGAATTCAGCAAGGATCACGGAAACATCACTAACAAATTAGCACGTATGTACATTATGATGTGTGAGAAATATGCTATGAAATTTAACTGGCGTGGATACACATACAATGATGAGATGCGTAACAGTGCCATTCTACAGTTAACTTATGTTGGTTTGCGTTTCAATGAAGCCAAAAGTGCTAACCCATTCGCTTACTACACCGCAGCTATTACTAATAGTTTCTGCCGTGTATTGAACTCAGAAAAGCGTAACCAAAACATTCGTGATGATATCTTAGAAATGAATGGTCTCAACCCATCATGGACTCGACAGGGCACATCGAGCACTACATACGAAGAATGATTCACCAAATCATTTGTATTTTAGCGTAAAGTTTTATATACTAACTACATGAGTAACCTTTTTAAGAAGGCTGCTGTCTTTACCGATATTCATTTCGGTATGAAGTCAAACAGCCTACAACACAACCAAGACTGTGCCAATTTTGTAGATTGGTTTATACAAGAAGCAAAGAAAGAAAACTGTGAAACCTGTTTCTTTTTAGGTGATTGGAATCATCATCGTGCAACTATAAATATTCATACACTGCAATTTGGTTTGCAGGCATTGGAGAAACTTAGTGCCGCGTTTGATGTTGTATATTTTATTCCCGGTAATCACGACCTGTATTATCGTGACCGCCGTGACATACATTCTGTTGAATGGGCCAAGCATCTACCGAACGTTAAAATTGTTAACGACTTCTTCAAACAAGGTGATGTAGTAATTGCCCCTTGGTTGGTGCAAGAAGATTACAAAAAAATCAAAACAATGTCCAGCAAATATCTGTTTGGGCATTTTGAACTACCACACTTTCATATGAATGCAATGGTTGAGATGCCGGATCACGGTGAACTCAATTCAGAGCACGTTACTGGATTCGATAAAGTATTCAGTGGTCATTTTCACAAACGCCAAGCAAAGAAAAACATTTGGTACATTGGCAATGCGTTCCCCCACAACTTTGCCGATGCAGGCGATGATGCTCGTGGTATGATGATACTAGAGTGGGGCGAAGAACCAGTCTTTAGAAGTTGGGACGCTCAACCGAAATTTAGAATTCATAAACTTAGTGATGTGTTAGAGAATCCATCCGGTTTGCTTGTGAAAGATAGTCACGTTCGTGTACACTTAGATATTGATATTAGTTATGAGGAAGCAACTTTCTTAAAAGAAACTTGGATTCCAGAACATAAATTACGTGAAATGTCGTTGATACCCATGAAAGTAGAACAAGTTCAAACTCAAGGTCCTGATGGTTTGAAGTTTGAGTCAGTAGACCAAATCGTCATCGACCAAATTAACTCAATTGAATCTAATTCATTTGACAAAAAAATTCTATTAGAAATCTATAACAATCTATGATCCAATTAAAGAACATTACCCTTCGCAACTTTCTATCTATTGGTGCAGTAACACAAGCAGTATCATTTGACAAACAAGACTTAACACTAATTCTAGGTGAAAACTTAGATTTGGGTGGTGATGGTGCTCGTAACGGTACTGGCAAAACTACATTGATTCAAGGGTTATGTTATGCTTTGTTCGGTAATCCTATCAATGACATTCGTAAAGATAACTTAGTTAACCGCACGAATGCAAAAGGGATGCTAGTTACATTAGAGTTTAGTGTAAATGGTAAAGAATACAAGATTGAGCGTGGTCGTAAGCCTAACATTTTAAAGTTTTATGTAGATAATGAACTACAGAAACAAGAAGATACTGCACAAGGTGAGAACAAGGAAACACAAGCAGAAATTGAAAAAGTTATTCACATGTCACGTGACATGTTTACTCATATTGTGGGTTTGAATACATACACTCAGCCTTTCCTTGCGTTGAAAAACAATGAACAACGTGAGATTATCGAACAACTATTGGGTATTACTTTGCTTTCAGAAAAAGCAGAAGGTATCAAAGACTTGATGAAGTCAGTAAAAGATGATATCTCACAAGAAGAATTCAAAGTCAAAGCCATCGAAGAAGCTAATAAACGGGTCAAAGAACAGATTGATAGCTTAAAGCGCCGTAGCGGACTATGGCAAAGTAAACATGACAGTGATTTAGCGTATCTTGCAGGTTTGTATGAAGACTTGGCTAAGATTGATATCGGTGGTGAATTAATTGCACACAAAGAACTTTCAATTTGGAATGAGCATAAGAAACAAAAAGATACCTATGATGCATTAGTTGCTCGTCAGATTGCTTGGCAACAAAAGCAAGACTCTGATATCAAAAAATTAGAGAATGATGCAATTAAGTTGAGTAAGATTGATATTGTGGCTGAGATTCAAGCACATCACCAACTTGCAGAACACATCACCAGAAAAGCAAACTTAGAACAACGTGATAAGGAATTGGATCGTCTTACTAAAGACATTGACAAAGAAGATAAACTAATCAAAAAACTAGAACTTGAAGTTGAGAAGTTGAAAGCTCACACTTGTTATGCTTGCGGTCAAGATTTCCATGATGATGCACATAAGGAAGTGTTAGACAGCAAGCAAGATATGTTACTTGAAGCACGGGCTCATGCTACATCACTATTGAATCAGTGGAATGAGTTACGCAGTGTTGAAATCTTTGTTCCAGAAAAGCCAAAAACACATTACAAAACAGAAGCAGAAGCAATTCGACATGGTGGCGACTTAGAAAACATTCGCACAAAGATTTTAGAAAAAGAAAAAGAAGTCGATCCATACTGTGAACAACTTAAAGAAATGAAGGAAATTTCATTGGGTCCTCAACCTAAAACGCACTACGATACCGAAGCACAAGCAGTTGAACATCGTAGTAAAGTTGCTAATTTAGAAACACAGATGGAAGCAAAGCTCAATGAAACTAACCCTTACACTGAACAAATCAGTGAAATGGAAAGTCAGGCTTTGCAAGAGATTAACTTTGACAGGATTAACGTATTGACAAAGAAGATGGAACATCAAAAGTTCTTACTTGATTTGTTAACTAGTAAAGACAGTTTTGTTCGTAAGAAGATTATCGACCAAAACTTGAGTTATCTGAACGCACGACTAACTCATTACCTTGATAAAATAGGATTGCCGCACAATGTCATCTTTAAGAACGACTTGAGTGTAGAGATTACAGAATTGGGTCGTGAACTCGACTTTGATAATCTGTCACGCGGTGAACGAAACAGATTGATTCTTGGTTTGAGTTTTGCTTTCCGTGATGTTTGGGAGAACTTGTATGTTCCTATCAATACGTTATTCATTGATGAATTGATTGATTCAGGATTAGACACAATCGGTGTTGAAAACTCTATTGCCATCCTGAAAGACATGTCACGTACTAGAAACAAGAGCATTTGGCTTGTTTCACACAGAGAAGAACTAGCTGGTAGAGTTCCTAGCGTACTAAAAGTAGTCAAAGAGAATGGTTTTACTAACTATGCGACTTCAACGGATATAGAATAATATTCAGGTACAGTTTTTAAGCATAAGTATTATCATGCCAAGTCCACAAAAAGCAAAAGGTTCAGGCTACGAACGTGACGTAGCTAAGTTTCTATCAGAATTATACGGAGAATCGTTCATTCGTGCTCCTGGTTCTGGTGCTTATGTGGGTGGCAAGAATCAAGCCAGAACTCAATTCTTGCACGAAGGACAGATTCGCTCTTTCAAGGGTGACATTGTTCCAGGAGAGAGTTTCAGCAAAATGAACGCAGAATGTAAATTCTACAAAGATTTCCCGTTTCACTTACTGCTTACAGGAAAATGCGCTCAACTTGATTCGTGGCTCGACCAACTCTTAGACGTTGAAGATGACGGCGACTTAAACATTCTTTTTATGAAGTTTAATCGTATTGGTCAGTTTATCGCTGTACAGCCTAAACTAACATGGGTGATGGATAACTATACATTCTATGCTAGTAAAGATTACGGCGATTGGCTCATCACAGAGAAGGATGGCTTTTTCAAAAACAACAAAGAATTAGTAAAACAATATTCTAGCAAATTAGACACCACGTCAATAAACCAAACTTAATACAGAACCCTAACACATATTGTAGTCAGAGTTTGTCTGACCTCCTTGAGATTGTACAGATTGTGCTGTGCCGTCAGATTCTGGAGTATCACACGCTGCGAAGCGTGGGAAAACCGAGTGGGCAATCTTTCTAGGGAACCCACAATGAGTCTATGCCGTACTCTATCTTGAAGGCATAGAACATGCGTTGCCGAGCGAAGCATATCCGAGCGAGATATGATAAGTTCAACTACAGACCATAAACTTTAAAGGGCAACCGGTAGCGTTTAGTAGCATCAGGAGCTGATTAAACGGGTACAGATAGCAAAGGATGACGGGCATGGCAAATGACCTTAACCATTGGTAGTGCTGAATAGCACTACCATGGCTTCAAAGCGGCAATGATATTCTTTCTCCTAACATAACAATAAAATATAGTCCGATACAAAAAAGTTTAACACAGTAACCGAACTTAACTTCTGAGCGAAGCGAAGAATTAAGTGAAGGTTAGATGAACGAAGTTCATCTTTAATACTAGAATGTGTTTTAGAATAATGGATAGTAACGGATGTATGACCAAACAATAAAAAGAAAATACCATTAAAAGAATGGTAGATTCGATTTCTTTGTGGTCTCTATATTTTCATCGGCTAATTCATTTATGAGGTTTCTTTCTGATGCCGACATATTCATAACATCAACGTATGTGGCTCCGCCCCTCATATGCCAACTGAGTCTTAGTGCGGATCGTTTGATATCATTGGCTTCTTTTTCCAATTGTTCCAATAGCTTAGGGATCCCGCTATTGTCTAATTGTAGAAGCCTTATTCGAAAAAATCAGATACATTCAATGTGAATGGCTGTTCATATTCATGTTGGCAGTGAACGCATGTAATTTTCAATGGTTTGATTTCACTAGTTTCACGCAAAGAAATAACATGGTTACGTAGTGTATCAAACACTTTCTTGTCACAATTCTTCAAGTAATCTAAAATGTGATTGGAATCATCTACTGTAATTTCTGGTGTTTTAACTTCTCTGATTCCTTTAGCTACTACCCTAAAGCTCAATTCATTCACTTTTCCTAATACTCTGCTAGTAGCTTCATTTTGTTCATCTACATCTTCAATAGAACGAGCATTAATCATTTCTCTTTGGACTTCAAATTGAGCCATGTTACCTTCGTTAATCTCACTCAATGATAGTGGGCGGAATGTAAAAGATAAGTCTCCGACAAACAACTCTTTATCGTAATCTCCGGGTTTGATGGATGCTAACAAACCCATTAAGTTCAACCCAAACTTGTTTGTTTCTTTACAGCTAACACAGTCTGATTCGATATCCATTTCACTACCAACACTTGCGGCTCTAATAGCAATCAACACTGCGTCTAAATCAATACTGTTTAGTTTGTCGGGATTAATGATGTTTGGAACACAGCTACGAATGATTTCAACTACGGCTGATCCGTTGAACAATGCATCAGGTGTTTTTGCAGTTACTTCATCAATAGCTGTCATAGGATAGATGGGTAATTCACCATTATCTGGAATTCTTACGGTCATTTCATCATAGAACTGTCCTCCGCTTGGTAGCTTTAAGTACATTGCAGGTCTACGGAAATATTGCTTTAGTGGGTTTATATCGTTCATTTGTTCTCCAAAACGTATTTTTTTAGGTCATAAATACTACATATTTATTTGGTGAAATATGGCTGATAATAATCTTAACTCTGAACAAATGGCTGAACTCTTTGAGAAGCTGAACCGCCTATTGGGCGATAGTACTGCACTCATGTCTGACGAGCAAAAAGCTAAAAAACAGTCAATAGAACAAGAGTACGACCGAATCAAGCAACTAGAAAAATCCGGTAAAGCCGAAGACATGAAGATGGCTGCGGAACTAAAGCACAAGATTCAAGTTGACTTGAATACAAAAGCCAAAGACGAAAACACCAAAAAAGTACGTCAAGCAACTATTCAAATAGATGAACAGTTAGCACTATTAAAAGCACGTAACAGTGAAGACCGTAGAGAACTTGCTGAGAAACAAAGTCAGTTAGATAAAGCCAGAGCAATCGAGGACTTCAAAAACAAGATTGCTAAAATGGGCGCTGACAAGACAGGTACCATTTTAAACGGTATCACTGCAATGGGAAGTTTTGCTAACAAAACTTTCTTGGATAGTACAAAGGGTCAAAGTAAGTATGGTGAAGCATTAGATTCTGGTGCTAACAAATTAATGGGATTGAGTATCCTGTTTGGACCTTTCGGCAAAGCAGTTACTTTTGCCGGTGCTGGCTTGTTGAAGTTGGCAGCGATGGGTCTCAAGCACAACGAGGAGATGAACAAAGCCTATGAGAATCTAAGCGAGTTCGGACAAGTTGATTCTAGCGGAATACCTCAGTTATTTAAAAACCTACAAAATGCCGGTTTCGTAATGAAAGACATGGACAAGTTCCAGGGAATTATGAAAGAGTCCAGCAAGGATCTTGCTTATTTGGGTAACACTGCGGCTGAAGGTCAAAAAGCAATTACTGACTTGTATGGCAAGACATTAAATGATACTACACAAAGAACGTTAAAAAACTTAGGCTACACTAATGAGCAAGCACTAAAAACATACATCAACTACTCAACCAACTTGTCTAGATTGGGGTTGATGCAAGGGCGTACACAAGAACAAGTTCAAAAAGAATCATTAAGATATGCCGGCACACTAGATGAGTTATCAAAACTTACAGGTGCACAGCGTGATGAATTACAAGAACGTCAACGCAGAGCAGAGCAAGATATCAAGTATAGAATTGCAATGGCACGAGCTACACCCGAAATGCAAGAACAAATTAGAATGATGTCTCAAAGCGTTGCAGGTGGTGGTGAAGAATTTGCCGCAGGCGTTCGTGAAATGATTGCTAACGGTGGTAATGCTGTTACTGAAACTGGTATCAAGTTACAACTAAACACAGCTGGAGCTGCATCTAGAATTATCAGACAATTCAATAGAGGTGAGATTGATTATTTTACCGCAAGCAAACAACTAGCTGAAGCAATGGATAAACGTGACAAATCAATGCGTAATGCTACTGTAGTTAGTGGAGAAGTCGCGGCTCAGTATGGTCAAACTGCTGAGACTATGGATTGGACTAACTTGATGCTTAATAAGAGTGCTGATGCTAGAGCTAGAATTGAACAAGATGCGGCACTACAAGCGTCAGGTCAAATGGACGCACAACGCTCGGCAGAAACTACTCGTCAAATCAATGAACGCAAAGCCGAACAAGCAAAAGATAAATTGGCTCAAATTGTTGGTAAAGGTATTTCTCCTGCAATGGAGAAATTAGAAATTGTAACTCACGAGTTGGCTAAGACATTTGCTAAAATTTTAAAGATGCTCCCATTTGGTCCTGACTTAACTGAAGCGTTTCAATCACGTGAAGAAAAGCTATCAGAAAAAGAACAGAAGATGAAGGAAGTTCAAGAGAAGTTAGCAAGAGCCAAAGCATCTCATCATAACAAACAGACTGTTATGTATGAAGCACAATTAGAAAAACTAACAAAAGAAATTGAAGACCTTAAAGGTAATGGTCAGATGGGTGCACCTGCAGAACTAGGACCTACGTCTTCAATGGGTAACTATTTGCGTAAAGTGGCTCAAGTTGAGTCAGGTGGCAAAGCAGGCTCAAAAGCAGGAACATCATCGGCTGCTGGGTTGTTTCAATTTACCGAAAGTACATGGAATCAAACAGTTAAAGAAATGGGTAAGAACTATTCATCATCTGATAGATTCGATCCAAAGAAAGCCGCAGAAGTTGCACAGTACTTTACACAAAAACAATCAGGACAACTAGAAAAGACTTTAGGTAGAAAACCATCAGATGGTGAGTTATATATGGCTCACTTCTTAGGCGCGGGTGGTGCTATAAAGTTCTTGTCAGCAATGCAAAAGAATCCAAATGGTCCTTCTTCTGAGGGTGCAACAGCTGACCAAATGAATGCTAACAAGTCAATCTTCTATGAAGATGGTGGCAAGGGAAAAATGCGAACATTAAGCGAAGTATATGGCTTGATGAGCAAAAAGTTAGATAAAGCTGGTGATATTATCACTGCTGGTAAAGGTGGAAAAGACTTAGCTAGTATTCAGGCAATGAGAACAGGTGGATTAATTTCAGGTCCAACTAGTGGATATCCGGTAATGCTTCATGGTAATGAAGTTGTTATACCAATGGATGATTCGTCTAGCTTGCGAAATGTTCAGAAAACGTCACTAGATAAGCTAACATCGTCAGATAGTGGAACAGCTTCTTCCCCGGATGCATCTAATGCAATGATTGCATTGACTTCAAAATTGGACTCTATGCTTGAGTATATGCGTAAATCTAGTCCTACAGTAACAGCTTCACAGCCAACCGGTGATATAAAAGTAATCGCTGACACATTGGCAAGTAAAATGGATTCAGTTATCGAATACCTACATAAATCGAGCAGTACACAAGAACAACTATTACAACATGCTCGTAATTAACGATAAATATCACTATGTCTTATAAGAAACGTTTTTCCGCCCCAAATACTACGGGTGCTTTAAGCCCAATCTCAGGTGCTAACAGTAACCAAGGAGCTTGGAATAGTTCTCCTGCCACTGCTTCTTGGAGTAATGACAATTTTGGATACAAGAACTATCAAAGCCGCTTACCTGAGATTTATACAGGACACCCAAATCGTATTGAACGTTATAATCAATATGAAATGATGGATGTTGATGCGGAAATCAACGCATGTTTAGATATCATTGCAGAGTTCTCAACACAGAAAAACGAACAAAATAATACTCCGTTTGAAATTACTTTTCACGAAGATCCAACTCCGCATGAAGTTGAACTTATTAAAAAGCAACTTCAACAGTGGTGTAAACTAAACGAATTTGACACAAGAGTTTTTAAAATTTTTAGAAACGCACTAAAGTACGGCGACCAAGTGTTTGTTAGAGACCCAGAAAACTTCAAGTTGTATTGGGTTGACATGACTAAGGTTACAAAAGTAATTGTTAACGAAAGTGAAGGTAAGAAGCCAGAACAGTATGTTATCAAAGACATTAATCCAAACTTACAGAATTTAAGTGTAGCAGAAAAAGTTAGTACTGACTTCAATACTCCATCAGGTCCCGGTGGATTTACTGCACCATCCAATTATACAATGCCAAACACCCCCGGAACATCAGGTTCTAGATTTCAATTGGGCATCAACGAAGCAGCTATCGATGCTAAACATGTTGTTCATTTGAGTCTAACAGAGGGTTTAGATAGATACTGGCCGTTCGGTCAATCTGTTTTAGAGAACATCTTTAAAGTCTATAAACAAAAAGAACTATTAGAAGATGCGATTCTTATCTATCGTATAAGTCGTGCTCCTGAGCGTAGAGTTTTCAAGATTGACGTTGGTAATATGCCAAGTCACATGGCTATGGCTTTCGTTGACCGTATTAAGAATGAGATTCATCAACGTAGAATCCCATCAGTTCAAGGTGGGCAATCATCTTTTGATGCAACATATAATCCATTGAGCATCAACGAAGATTACTTTTTCCCTGTGACTGCTGATGGTCGCGGTTCAGATGTAACTACACTTGCAGGTGGTAGTAATTTAGGTGAGATTGACGACTTGCGTTATTTCAACAACAGACTAGCAAGAGGCTTACGTGTGCCAGCTAGTTACTTGCCGCAAGGTCCTGAAGATAACCCGATTGCAATGAATGACGGTAGAGTTGGAACAGCAATGATTCAAGAGTTCCGTTTTAATCAATACTGTGAACGTCTACAAAAGTACATTTGCCAACGTTTAAATGACGAATTTAAGTTGTTTATGCGTTACAGGGGCTTCAATATCGATTCAGGTTTGTTCGATATTAAGTTCAATGCACCTCAAAACTTTGCAAGCTATCGCCAATCAGAGTTAGACACCGCAAGAGTTACGGTGTTCCAGACTATGGAAGCGTTCCCATACATGAGTAAACGTTTTGCTATGCAACGATTCTTAGGCTTAACTGAAGAAGAAATCGAAGAAAACAGCAAAATGTGGCTCGAAGAAAGAGAAAAACCAGAAGAATCTGAAACATCTGGTAGCGATTTGCGTAGTATTGGTATTAGTCCAGGCGACATTGATACTGATTTGGAAGACGCTGAAAACATGGGAAATGAAGAAGGTATGGATATGAACATGCCACCTGAAGGAGCCCCTGCTGTAGGCGGACCTGAAATGATGCCAGGTGGACCAGCCGGCGGTGGTATGCCACCAGCAATGTAAGATAAATAATATTATGAAATTATTCGAAATGTTTGACCCAGCAGTTCCCGGTTATCAAGATACCGAGAATGATAACTCACGTGTAAAGTGGAAAGAAACACGTAAGACCAAGTTAACATTGCGTCAAATCCGTAAATTACGTAAAATGAATGACGTTCGTAACTATGAAAAAGCACAGACATTGAAGAAAATTCGTAAGCAATATGAAGTGGTTGCCGAGCAACCTCCTATGTAAAACACATATTCTATACGAAAACGTAAAAAAATAGCACTTATTGTGCTATTTTTTTTGATACCCACTAAATAAAATTACACAAGCCATTTCTAATCAGGAGAACAAATAATGGATAACAAAAAATTTGAACAACTTATTGATTTGATTATCAATGAGAATGAAGAACAAGCTCGTGCATTATTCCATGATATCGTAGTTGAAAAAAGCCGCGAAATCTATGAGTCAATGATGGACGATGAAGAAACTGTTGAAGAATCACAAGAAGGTGATGAAGAAGCAGTTGAAGAAGGTCTAGAAGGCGCTGACCAAGTTGGCGGTTTGATGGACGAAATCGGTGCTGAAGAAGAAGGTCTAGGCGAAGACGAAGATGAATTCGCTGACATCGAAGTTGACGGCGAAGAAGGTCTAGGCGATGAAGAAGGTCTAGGCGGTGAAGAAGAATTAGAAGACCGTGTTGTTGATTTGGAAGACAAGCTAGATGAATTGATGGCTGAGTTCGAAGAATTGATGGCAGGTGAAGAAGGCGGCGAAGAAGAATTCGGCGGCGAAGAAGAAATCGGCGGCGAAGAAGACTTCGGCGGCGAAGAAGAAATGTCAGACGAAATGATGGAAGCTGTACAGTTGCAGAAAGTTTCTGTAACACACGGTGACAACGGACAAAACACAAAGTCAATCGTTTCTGGTGGTCCTAAAGTTGGTGGTAACGGTGCTAAAGCTGTTCAAGCTGGTGGCGAATCAACTAAAGGTGGAACACAAGGCGGTTTGTTGAACCCAACAACTAAAGACTTGCCAGGCGCTGGTTCATTCAAGAATGCTCCAGGTAAAGGTAACTTCTCTGAAAAGGGTGAATCAGTTGCTAAGCCAAAAGCAGGTGACAACGGTCAAAACACAAAATCAATCACTAGTGAGTCACGCAAGACCACTAAGAAGATTGTTAAGTAAGGATACCTGAGAAAATGGCTTTGTATCTCAGAGAGAACCTAACATTCGACAATGCTAATATCATTGTTGAAAGTGAAGGTGACGGTAGTAAGAAGTCCCTTTATATGAAGGGAATCTTCATCCAGGGCGGGGTAAAGAACGCTAATGAGCGTGTTTACCCTGTTTCCGAAATCGAATCTGCTGTCGATTCTCTTAATGAACAAATCAAAACAGGCTATTCAGTCTTAGGTGAAGTTGACCACCCAGATGATTTAAAAATTAACTTAGACCGCGTATCACATATGATTACTCAAATGTGGATGGATGGACCAAATGGTTTCGGTAAGTTAAAGATTTTGCCAACTCCAATGGGACAGTTAGTGTCTACAATGTTGGAGAGTGGTGTAAAGCTAGGCGTTTCAAGTCGTGGTAGCGGTAACGTGAGTGACTTGGACGGTAGAGTTAGTGACTTTGAAATAGTCACGGTTGATATTGTCGCCCAACCTAGTGCTCCTAATGCTTATCCTAAAGCAATCTATGAAGGAATGATGAATATGCGTCATGGTCATAGAATGTTGGATATTGCAAAAGACGCACAACAAGACAAAAAAGTACAGAGATACCTACAAGAGGAAGTAACTCGCCTCATCAAGGATCTCAAAATTAAATAAGGGGATACCAGCATGTTAGATGCTATCAAACCATTGCTTGAATCTGGTCTTATTAGTGAAGAAACTTCTAGTGCTTTAAATGAGGCATGGGAATCTAAGCTAAACGAAGCTAGAGAACAAGTTCGTGCGGAACTACGTGATGAGTTCGCACAACGTTACGAACATGATAAAAGTGTAATGGTAGAAGCCCTTGATAAGATGATGACAGACGGTCTTTCAGAAGAAATTTCCGAATTTCAAACTGAAAGAAAAGCAATGAACGAAGACCGTGTTCAAGCTAAAATGAAACTACGTGAAAGCGTAGCTAAGTTCAATGATTTTATGGTTAGTCACTTAGCCGAAGAAATCAAAGAACTACGCAATGAACGCAAACTACAACTAGAAAGCCAACAAAAGCTAGAACAATTCGTTGTTTCAGCACTTGCAGGTGAAATTAAAGAATTCGCCCAAGACAAGAAGGCTGTAGTTGAAGCTAAAGTTAAGTTAGTTGCTGAAGGTCGTAAACAATTGGAAACACTAAAGGCAAAGTTCGTTGCTGAAAGTGCTAAGAGAATTAACGAATCTGTTGCAAAACATCTTAAGGGTGAAATGGCTCAATTGAAAGAAGATATTAAGATTGCTCGTGAAAACGATTTCGGTCGCAAAATCTTCGAATCTTTCGCAAGCGAATTCTCTGTTACTCATTTAAATGAGAAAGCAGAAACACGCAAGCTAATGTCAGCATTAGCGCAAAAAGATATTCAGTTGGCTGAATCTACTAAACAAATCGCTGA